CGTTTGCTTTGTTTGATCTAGTGAAGTGGCGCGCCGCGTGTGGTTTTCGGGCATTGGGGCATAGGTTACTGGCTGGCTGGTTGTTGCTGCCGGCTGGCTTGATTGGTTGGTAGTATAGTAGTTATTTAATTGTTTGGGGGGGGATTTGTAGCTACAATTTGGTTATTATCGTAACAAATCGTAACTTAGCGTAACAAAACGTAACAAATCGTAACACATGATAAAGAAAAAAGAAAACTGCGAATATTGCGGTGAAAAAATGGAAAGTATAACTGCTAAAAAAAGGTTTTGCTCTGAAAAATGTAGAGTATATTCATCTAGGATGAAGAGTGTTTTAAAGAATGAGCCGCAAAAGCAAATAATCGGCTCAAATTTGAAAGATGTACGCAAATTGGTACAAATACCTGCGCAAAGTGAAAAAAAGCCAATTTTGGAGCCTCCTAGTCACTTAACTGGAATAGATTTAGTGATATGGAAAGCTGAAAATCAAAAATAATTCGTAAATTAGCGTATGAAAAACAAACTACAGATGATGAAACGCGCGGATGGATCATATTCTCGTAGAGGATTATGGGATAATATTCGCGCCAACAAGGGAAGTGGAAAGAAGCCAACTCCGGAAATGTTGAAACAAGAGAAAAAAATTAAAGCAGAAGAAAAAAAATAGTTATGTCAGGAGCTTGGCAAAGAAAAGAAGGTAAAAATCCAGAAGGTGGGTTAAACGCAAAAGGTCGTGCATCTTACAATGCTGAAACTGGTGGTAACTTAAAAGCCCCAGTTAAATCTGGCGTAAATCCCAGAAGGGTTTCTTTTGCTGCTAGATTTAGTGGCATGTTAGGTGCTATGAAAAAGCCTAATGGTGAACCTACTCGCAAGGCATTGGCATTAAAAGCTTGGGGATTTGGTAGCGTTGAAGCTGCTCGTAAATTTGCAAATGCACATAAGAAGTCATAATGGATAAAGATATTTGCGTAATTCATGACATTTTACTAGATGATGGCGCATGCGTAAAATGTCTTTCTGAAGATAATAAATAAGGCGGTTTTTAGGCCGCCTTTGTTATTTATTTTAACTCTATCTTATTTAGCTCAAAATTTTCTTCATTTCTATAGGTTACAATTATACTATTGTATTTAAAAATTTCTACAGAATAATTTATCCCATCTCTAGTCCATTCTGAAATGTAATTTGATTTATCGTTTTTAACAGCTTCCATTTCTTTCCCTTTGTGTTTTTTATCATAAGGAGGCTTAAATGATGCATAATAAATATCTGGGTTTCCGTATTTGTCTGAAAATACTTTTACATATTTTTTGTATTCATTTAACAATTCTCCCCAAGTTTTAGAATCCCCAATGTAAGCGCTAAGAACAACTGGCTTGTTGGACTTAACTGTATTCACTACATAAATTCTGGTTTCCTTACTATCATATTCTCCAGATAATTTTATTGTATTACCCATGCCATAATCAAAATTAAAACCCTTGCTTTCTAGTTTTTCTATTAAATTTTGGGTATTTTCTTTTAAAGATATGCCATCAAATATCTGTGACATTCCTGTGTTTACTAATAAAATAATGATTAGTGCGGTTGTGATTAGTTTTTTCATTTTTTTTGTTTTTAGGTTATTGTTTTGTTTCGTTAATATCTATTATTTTTACTTCTTCTCCATCCAGCATTGCATCTATAGTTGATTCTATCATTTCTCTTTGCTCTGGCATTAGTAGTGAAATTTTCTCTGTTATTGCCGGTATAGCAAATACATCACTTTCTAACTCTTTTTTTAAACCGGATCTAATATCATCATCTACGTTTGGATTGGTTAAAAAATCTCTATAAATCCATTTTATTTTATCAATGTAAGTTTTGAATAATGCAGATCCTTTTGATCCGGGATATTGCCTTCTAAAATCTTCATAATACTCTTCAGCCATCCTCAAGTGCTGAATAGCGCTTATGATATTTGCTCCTTTCATTTATTAAAGTTTATATGAGTCTTTTCTAGTTCTGATAAAAATTCCCTTGCTTTTTCTACCTTGTGCTGAATTCTTAATATATCATCTTCGTTTCTATCAACATTAAATATTAATATTCTTTCTGAAATATCAATATCATCAAATGTCATATTAAATTCAAGCTTCATTGACTCTTTTACATATTCTGGGCTTTCTTCTGAAACAACATTCATCTTATTAAGTAGGTATCTTTTTTCTTGTTCAATTATACCAAATGGTGTATTTACAAGACAATATGCAATATGTCCACTAGTAGCACCCGTAAGCCACATGTAAGATTGGAGCTGCCAGTAATATAAGCTATCAAGCTTATCTGGTATATTCCCTAAGAATGTCCATAGATCATAGCTTGATTTAATATCAATAACCTTATTTGGATTGACAGTAATTATATCCGGATGCCCCGATATGTAATCATTAGTAAATCTATGTTCATTTTTACCATAACCCACAAACCAATAACGATTTAAAAGATCAATTGAATCATCTTCCGCTTCAACACCTTTTTTCATTTGTTTCGTTTGTATGTCTTTTACTCTACCATATTTCTCGGCAATATAGACTTCAATCAAATGTTTTTGAGCTGTTTTAGAAAGCAACCCAGCTTCTTTGTCTGCTTTAGATTGTGGTTCTGTCATCAAATATCCAACTGAGCTGGACCTGATTAGTGTGCTGTTAAAGTTTATCATGTTAGAATAGTTTACCTTGTTGTTCAAAATATTGTGAATTTAATCCGAAGTTTTTTCTCATTGCATTATATGTTTCAAACCATGCTTTTGCTTGAGATTTTGCAACCCTTTCAATTCTTTCACAATATTCAATTGCTTCTTTTCGGTCTTTCATTAACCAATATCCTTTGGCATCAGAAAGAATCATGTACCCTTTCTTTATTCTTAAATCTCTTATTACCTGTCTAATTTTTCTTAGGCTAGATTCTCTTTTTTCTACTTCATATTCAGGATGGCTTCCAAGCCATTTTTCTGATTTTGCAATTTCTTCTTGTGTAATTCTGTAATTAGCACTTGAAATTAAATTTAATATAGCTTTTTCATCATTTGTTAGTTGCATTGTTAAAACTTTTTAATTTATTATTATAACATTCTAGTAATTCTGTATTATTTTTACTCATTAACTCCCAAGCCTTTAATTCTTCTTTTGTTTTACACATCTCAATAAACTCTTTCGTTCTTTCTGTTAAAGATTTTGGATTTTGTCTTGGTTCTATAAGTATTGGCTCAATTTCTGCATCAATAACAATAGAGTGCCTATCTAAATTCTTTTTATGATACTCTTCAACAAGACCTTTTGCAATATCAAGCGCTTTATCGGCAGACTCTCCATTATGCAAACAAACCTCTACTCCAATTTTTTCAGACGTGTAATTACCTAAATTAAATGTTTTTTGATAGTTAACTTTTTCTATGTGCATATAGTTATTATTTAATTCTAGTTACAGTAGTAATATTATTAGCGTATTTAATTTTGAAAAGCTTTTGTTTATGCTCTTCCTTTTTCTTTAATTGTGAAACCATAACCATTACAGAAGTGTAAGGGTTTTCTAATAGTAAACTTTCTTCTAGTTTTAAGTCACCCACCTTGCTTGCTACAGATGTTGGACTAATGCTTCTTGCCATATTTTTATGTTTTATTGATTATATGGCAAAATTATATTAATTAATTTAATTAAAAAAATAAATTTAATTAAATTTTAAAAAAAAATACCCCCTATGGAAATAGGAGGTATCTACTAAACTAAAATTAACCTAAAAAAACACACAGAACATTGTAAAAATACAAATTTCTACTGGTTTTTAAATTTTTTCTTTACCAATTCTAGTTTATATCTATATTCAACAACTAAACATTTTAACTCATCTCTTGTTGGTTTTGAAACCTGCCTAGCTTGATCTTGTAAAAACTCAACTATACCGGGCTTTTCTGTTTCTAAGTTTTTAGAAAATACTTCTAAATTTCCAGATAAAAAACAATTATCATGTTCGCTTTGTGGACGACAATTATCTTCTAGCCATCTTGTTCCAAAATTTTTTCTACTGATAAAATGTCCGCACTGAGCTTCTTGCCATTTCATCTTTTTACCAGAAGTATAACATGAAACATATCCACTTACATCAGCGTGCTTACATCTTATATATTGGCTAAATACAGCATCTAAGTCATCTGTCAAATACTTAATACTTTCTAACTCTTCTTCATCTTCATATTTATCAATTCTTCTTTGCGTAGATTCAATAGTAGCACATTGTTTACACATTTTTTTTGAAAAATGGTAATCCAGCCTACCACATGAAACACATACTTTTTTCTTTGTTATAATTGTACTTCTCATAATTATGACAGGGCATCTATAATATCAAATTGCTGATCTAAACTTAATCTTCTTGTAATATCAATACCTTCGCTACCAATAACAAGTTCAACACTGTCTATGTGTATACTAGTTTCATCCTCAGAAAAAGTATGTGTGCCATGAAACTCTTCTTCTCTTTCTGGATAAAATATTGTCGTTTCAGTATAAGTTACTAATAACTCTCCTTTTAAATCCTCAATCTCGAACATCTTTGTTTTCGTTTCTTGCTTCTTTTTCATTTTCTTTTAATTTATGTAGTTTATTGTTGAAATACCTATATTTTACTGGATCAGAATCACCTCTTTTTACCTCAATAATTAAATCCAATCTTTTTGCTAATTCATATATTAGTTCTCTATTTTCCATTATCTATGACAGAAAGCACCGCAGCTAGTTTCTTTTTTTAAAGATTTATATAATTTTTCAATATCCGGGAACATTAATTTTTCACTTTCACAATCTACCATTAAATCTCTAAGCCTTTTACCATTACCCATAATTGAATAAAATTTTTTCCTTTTATCTTGAATCTTTTCTTCAAATTCCAATACCTCCATAAATTCTTTGTTATTCAAATGGTACATAGCTTTGTATTCTTTTTCGCTTTTGAAAAAACACATCCTACATCCACCTCTCATCATATATACGGGGAAATTAGGGTGCATACCATGTTTTTTTAATATCTCTTCGCAATCATTTCTATCATACCCATCTATAATCAACGGGTAAGTATATTTTACATTTGGCATAGCTTCTAAACTTCCAGTTCTACCTTGTTCATCGTAATTAAATCCAATCATTAATTCACATTCTCCTTGTTCTTTTAAATATTTATCAATTGGAGCGGCTTTAAAATAATTTGTACAAAATCTCATTTGTTGGCTAGGCATAACCTTACAAGCAACTATCAAATCCTCTAAACTAGAGTATAATTGACCTTTATACAATTTCCCCCCCCCTATTTTAATTAAATTAAATTCTCCATTATGAAAATATTTTAAATAATCTTCAACTTTATTAATCCTTTCATACATTTCACCATGCTCTGCGCCAGTATCACACCAAATAGCAGTAGCGCCTTTACCATAAAGTAAACACATTGTAGTTGATTCAACACCACCACTAAAACTTATAAATCTTTTCATAATGCAAATATAATTAAATTAAATAATTCACAAAAATAATTTAAAAAATAATTAAAAATATTTGGGAATTTAAAAATTAACACTATTTTTGCTACTTAACAATAAATTTTATGGAAGAAATAAAAACAATGAAGCTTCATGAGAGAATCAAAGAAGCTATGGATGGTCGTACTCAGCGTTGGCTTTCATTAAATGCCAAGATACCAGAATCGGAATTATCGCGAAAAATGCAGGGTAAATTACTGTTTACAGATAGTGAGATTACACGCATAAATGAAGCTTTGAAAACCGATTTAATAAACGATTAAGATTAAGAAATGCCAAAAGACACATTCTACTTCTCACACGACTATAATGCTCGTAATGATGAGAAGATAAAAAGACTGATTAGAAAACATGGCATGCAAGGGTATGGTGTTTTTTGGTCAATAGTAGAAGATTTATACAATAATGCGAACGCATTGCGAATGGATTACGAAGGCATTGCGTACGACTTAAGAACGGATAGCGATTTAGTAGCGAGCGTAGTAAATGATTACGATTTATTTGTTTTTGATGGTGAATATTTTGGAAGTAATTCTGTTCAAGAAAGATTAGATCAAAGAAATGATAAAAGCGAAAAAGCAAGAAAATCAGCTAGTTACAGATGGGAAAATGCGAACGCATTGCAACCGCTATCCGACCGCAATGCTATAAAGGAAAGGAAAGGAAAGGAAATAAAAGGAAAGGAAACTAATATACCACCGATAGAAGAGTTTTTAAGTTTTTGCAAACAGGATATGCAAGACAATGGTTTGAGTTATTCCGATTATGAATATTCTTTGAAATCTAAGTATGACTCTTGGGTTCAAAATAAATGGAAAGATGGTCATAATAAACAAATAAAGAACTGGAAGAGTAAAATTCGCAATACAATACCGTTTTTAAGCGCAATTAAGCCAAGTTCTAAGCAAAGTAGTAATAATTATCAAAGCCAAGTTGAAGCGGCTAGAAAAGCCTTTAAACCACTAATAAATTAATAATGATAACAGCTTTTAAAAACATTTGGGCAAAAGAGCCTAATTATATTTCAATTGAATACGCTTTAAAAAGGATTAAAGAGGGTAAATCTAAGGCCCTTGTTGATGAAATTAGAAACACATTAGATAAAGAAAAAGCAGGGGAACTAAAAAAGAACCTTCCTTGTATTTGTTTTAGTGGAAAGTTTGGTGCAGATAGAAAAGACGATCAAATCATTGAGCATAGCGGTTTTATTGTGCTTGATTTTGATAATGTTTACGAGTTAAGGGATAAGCAAACTGAGATTATTTCAAATAAATACGTTTTTGCATGTTGGGTGAGTCCTTCGGGTAATGGGTTAAAAGCCTTAGTAAAGGTTGCTGATGGATCAAAGCATAGGGAGCATTTTCAAGCTTTGCAGGATGTTTTTCCTGAAATCGACAAAAGTGGTATAAACCCCAGTCGCGTTTGTTATGAAAGTTACGATCCTGAAATTTACATAAACGAGGAAGCTGAGGTTTTTAATAAAACAAAAAAGACCGAAAAGATAATAACCTACGAAAGAACGGATGATGATCAAAAGATATTTAAGAACATTCTTACATGGTTGTCTAATAAAAATGAAGCTTTTGTAACCGGGGAGAGAAATAATTTTATATTTAAGCTTGCGTCTGCTTGTTGTCGTTTTGGTATACATGAAATGACCGCAAATGCTATGATAAATAATGAATTTGTATCAAATTCTGAGTTTACAAAAAGTGAAGCAGATAGGGCTATTAGGTCAGCATATAAAGCAAATGCTTCAAGATTCAGTACAGCATCATTTGATAAAGAGATGTTGGTTGATAAAATTACTAGAAATGAAATTGAAGTAGAGAAAGCAGTGTTTGACGATGGATTGAAATTGAAGGATGTAATTTATGGTATTGATGTAAAGGAGCAGGCTTTGAGTATTTATGATCAAGGTTATGCAAAAGTAGATGGTATTGGTGTTCCAGAATTAGACGATAAATTTAAGCCAAAAAGAGGTGAAATTACAGTATTGACAGGTATTGGTAACTATGGTAAGTCGTCTTTTAAAAAATGGTATCAAGCAATGAGGATAATTTTGTACGGCGAGAAGTTTGCTTCATTTGCTCCAGAGGATAATCCACCAGAAGAATATTATCATGATTTTGTTGAAATAATTTTAGGTTGCGATTGTAGTCCTAATAATCCTAATAGGCCCTCAAGACAAACTTATGAATATGTTTATGATTTAGTTTGTAAGCACATGTTTTATGTTTATCCAAAAGACGTTTCTCCTACTCCACAATATGTTATGGAGGTTTTTTTAGAGCTAATAGTTAAGGAGAATGTTGACGGGGTAGATATTGATCCGTTTAACCAAATGGCTAACGAGTATAATAAGTTTCAGAGAAGTGATAAGTATTTGGAGTGGGTTTTATCTGTTTTTGCTAGATTTGCACAAATCAATAATATTTATTTTTGGATTGTAGCTCATCCGGTTAAGATGCAAAAAGGAGGGGATGGTAATTATCCTTGCCCAGATGTGTTTGACTTAACAGACGGGGCTATGTGGAACAATAAAATGGATAATATTCTTGTGTATCATAGGCCTTATGCTCAAACAGATCCGCAGAACCCAACATGCGAATTTTACAGTAAAAAGATAAGGAGGCAAAAAGTTGTTGGTAAAAAGGGGTTTATTGTATTTGAAATGTTTTTCAAGACTAGAAGATTTTTATTTGAAGGTTCAGACGTATTACAAAGGGTTTTGAATGAAAATAACATTAACTTTAATGCCGGTAATAAACCCACTCAGCAAGTAATAAGCAATGAATGGATTCCTTATGATAGCGAAAATGATGAAAATATTTTTTAATTATAAAACAAAAACAAATGTTAAAGATTCAGTTAATTGGTAGATTAGGGCAAGACTCTATTGTAAATGATGTTAATGGTAAAAAGGTTGTGAATTTTTCTGTTGCTCATACAGAGAAGTATAAAAACAATCAAGGTGGAGAAGTAAATAAAACAATATGGGTATCATGTGCATATTGGACAGATAAATTAAATATTGCTAACTATTTAAAAAAAGGAACATCAGTTTATGTAGAAGGTAAGCCAGAAGTAAAAACATATACTGATAAAAATACTGGTAATATTTTACCTCAATTAAGTATGAGAGTATCAAGTATTCAATTGTTATCAAGTCAAAATTCTAACAATGAAGAAAAGCAAAACAATGTTGATTTGATTGAGCAAACAGACGATATGCCATTTTAATTATGTATATTCATGAACTTAAAAATATAATAGATGTCGAAACCCCACTTGGAAAAGGAAAGGCAATCGCATGGATTGACTACGGAAGCGAACTCAACACTGTTTGGAAAGTTGTATTATACCACAATGGTATGGTCAGGAACTTTTACGACAATGACATTCTCGTCCACCCAAATCTTATGGGAGGAGGATATATTGATTTAGATTATTTCAAAAACAAAAAATAAAAAGATGGCAAAAGCAACAGCTAGTTCTGCAAAACTAACTTTTGGTAAAAGAAAAACCGGAAGTGCTAAAAAATCTTATAATAAACACTCTCCAAGACCAAAAAAATACAGAGGCCAAGGTAGATAAAACTATAATTATGAATAATAAAGCCGCAAAAAAATTAAGAAGATTATCTGTAGCTCTTGCTGTTGGATCTGGTAAAACATTGGAAGATGCTGAAAGAATTTATAAAAATTTGAAATCAGTACATAAAGCAAATAAAAAAGCCCCTAAAAAATAGGGGCCAATTTATTTACTTTTTACAGATTAAGCATTTGCAGCTGCATTAAGTTGAGCTACTGTAGCAGTAGTATAATACAAAACTGATCTTTGGTTTAATCCTGTAGGAAGAACTTCAACAATTGAGTTCATTGATACGCCATTAGCAGTTGTTGCTACTGGTACTGGGTAAGCTAAAAAGCTTTGAGCAGGGAATCCGTAAACGATACCAGAAGTTGCTGGAGTTCCGTTAGGGTTTACTAGATCATATTGATTTCTGCGATATGCGGTTACTGATACTATTTGTGCCATTTTATAATGTTTTTATTTGTTTTAAAATTTTTGATTAAGCTGCTGTTGTAGTTGTGGTTGTTGGAGCTGCTGTAGTAGTAGTGGTAGTAGTAGTTTGAATACCACTTCCGTTAATTGCAGCAACTAATCCAGCTACTGTAGCATTTGAATAAAACTTTGTAGATGGTTGATTTAATCCATTAGGATAGAAATCAATTACAGAGTTCATTTGAACGCCATTTGCTACAACAGCGCTTGCTGTAACTTGAATAGCGTTTGTTGGGAAAGAGAATAACACACCAGCTGTTGCCGGGGTACCATTTTGATTGAATAAATCATTTTGGTTTTGACGATAAACATAAACGGATACTTGATTTGCCATTTTTTTTAATTTTTTTTTGTTAAATATTTTTATTTGGGCAATACAAATATAATAAATTTTGTTAAATATATGAAATGATTAACTTTGAATTAAATTAATTAAACTAATGAAATTAAAAGCACCTAAAAACAGGGTAATTGTTCAGATAGATTTAGAGAGCAAAAATACCCATACCTTCTCTGATGGTACTAAAATAAGACTTGAAAGACAGTATGACAACTTTAATATGAGATATGTCAAACCTGTTAATGCCACTGTAATAGACGGAGCTGGTATACCGGAAGGTTCGGATATTTTAATACACCATAATGCTACGCATGACACATACCGTATATTTAATTATAGGCCCCCCACCCTTGAAGCTTCCTCTGAGGTTAGGATATTTTCAATACCTCAAGAGGAATGTTTCTTGTGGAAGGAATGTGGAACTAATGAGTGGAAAACATTAAACAATTTTATTACTGGATTAAGAGTATTTCAACCGTATAAGGGGTTAATTCAGGGTATTGAGCATAGTGTAATAAAGAATAAGATATATGTTACAAGCGGTCATTTGGCCGGAAAAGTTTGTGATACTGTGAAATCTGCGGATTATCAAATTATTTTTCAAGGTGCTGATGGTCAAGAGGAAAGTATAATAAGATTAAGGCATTGGGAAAAAGAAGAAAATAGTAGAGAAGAAATAATAGCTATAGATCATATTTCTACTGATTTAGTAAAAAAGGGTGATTTATATGTTGGTATTGCAGTATCTGATGCTAGAAAATTAAATTAATTATGTCAGCAGAATTAGAACAAAAAATAAAGGAACTGGAAAAATCAAATGCTTATTTAAGTGGAAAACTGGCTTATTATGAGCAGGATGGTGCAATTAAATTGTATTATAGTTTGCAAAGAAAGGCTAATGAAATGGCTGAATTGCTTAATAGGATTAACCTATTAGATATTGAACTAATTGATCCGAAAGACAAATCGTTTGAAAGGCTGCAAAAACTTTGGTCCGAAGCTGGTACCATTACAGAGTCTATCAGGGCATTAGAAATATCTGCCGGCATAAATCAAGAGGGAAAAGAAGCTAAAAAAGATGCAATCGTAATAAATAAAAGACCTTTTTCACCAGAAAGTGTTGCTGATGAAATTGGTGAATTAGCAGGCAAACGCTCATAATATGTACGAAAAAATAGAAAATGGTTCCACGATTCACATTCAGGGGTTAGACTGTAATCTTCCGCCTGAAGGATATGTATTCAATATATTGACTAAACAGGTTGAGTTTAGAGGTGTTTATAAAAGGTCGGATGTTCAATCAGAGCAATATTGGAAAAGAATACCTCTACCCTCTTGGTATGCAGATACTATGAAAGAGTGGGATGAGTATGATAAAAAGAAAAAAGATGATGCTCCAGAGTTTTATAATGAAAAACTAGAGGAGTTTAAGAAGCAAGAATGGGATAGGAGATTGAATGGTTTTTGGTATATGAATAATGGGAAGCCGACCTATTTGACTGGCATGCACTATTTGTATTTACAATGGTGGAGTATAGATATTGGTTATCCTAAATTCAGGATGCCAGACCTAGAGAAGTTCTATTTTATGGACTATTGCATACAGGATCCGCTTTGCATGGGTATGCTTGAGGTTACGAAAAGACGTTTTGGTAAATCTTTTGTTGCTGGTTTATTTGTTACAGAATATACTACTAGAACCAAAATGACAAATGGTGGTATTCAATCTAAAACCGGTTCGGATGCTAAGAAGTTCTTTGCTAAGACGGTTGTGAATCCATTTAGGAGGCTTCCTAAGTTTTTTAGACCTGAATATGATATGTCTTTGGGGGTTAATCCAAAATCTGAAATGAGGTTCCAGAAAACTAACGTGAGGGGCAAGAAGGCGGAAGAAAACGTAGATAAAGACGAGCTTGGTTCTGTTATTGACCACCAGTCTGCTGATACGGTAGCTTATGATGGACAAAAATTACATAGGTATGTGGCGGATGAGTGCGGTAAAACAACTGAGGTAAACGTATATGATAGACACGAGGTTGTGCGTTATTGCTTATTAGATGATGAAGGTAAAATAATTGGTAAAGCACTTTACACTACAACCGTAGAGAAACTTACATCTGAAAAGGATGGTGTTCAAGAAGCTTTTAAACTTCTTTGGGAAGAAAGCAATCAAGAGAAAAGACAGGAAAATGGGGCTACATCAAGCGGTTTGTATAGATTTTTCATGTCTGCCAAAAGAACAAGAAACTTTGATGATTTTGGTTATCCGGACGAAGAAAAAACTTTATTACAGATTGAGGCTGACCGAGAAACAGTTAAAAACAACCCTAGAGCATTATCAGCCCGTATTAGAAAGGAGCCATTAACTATTGATGAAGCTTTTAGTACAGATGCGGATGGTTGCATATTTAACGTAATGAATATAGGCGCAAGAGAGGCCTATTTAAAAGAAAACCCGGTATTGAAAAGAAAGGTTGTTTTCTATAGAGATATTGATCAAAGTGTTAGATGGAGAGATGCAACCGACAGAGAGGAGGATTTTCACTGGAAAATAACCCAATTTCCACCAAAAGGAGAAGAAAATAAATATCAATATGATTTAAAGCTAAAAAAGCCGGGTAGGCATCATGACGGGGCTATAGCAATTGATGGATATAGTAATAGTCAGGGCGGTAAATTTGGTTCAAAAGCATCTGCTTGGATTGGCAGAAGGTATGATATGATGGATCCAAAAAACACGGGAAAGGCTATTGGGCACTTATATGGACGTCCGCAAATAAAAGAAATGCTACATGAGCAGGTTATGTTGGCTGCTGAGTATTATGGCTATAAGGCTTGGTACGAGCATAACAGTGATGATTATTTATCTTATTTTAGAGAACGAGGTCGTGTTGGGTATCTTGGCTCCTATCCTATGATTTCAATTGATCCATCTAAAAGGGAAAACGCTGAAAGGTACAAGGGGTTCCCTACAACTCCTTTTAGCCTTACAAAACAGGCTGATACGGGTATTATGTATTTTGAGCATCATATTGATTCTATAGATTTTGAAAATTTATTAGAAGATGCAAAAAAGTTTGATCCAAATAACAGAACTGATTTTGACCAAACTGTATCATTTTTAATGTTATTGGTTTGTTTAATGGAGCCAGTACAAAAGCAAGAAAAAAGAGAACCTTTGGTAAAAACTTATGTTCCTTCATTAAGTTAATTTTTTTTTTTACTTTTGTTTGTAGGATATTTATTATATTTGACAATAAAATAGGTTAAAATTGGCCTCAAATCCATTAGACATAAATCCTTATAACGGCAGCGGACAGTCTTTGAAAGACTTTCAGTTGACTACAAACGTGCCTTCTAAATTAGATTTAGATTACGGTAGAAAAGTTGCCCAAAATATCTATGGTACTATTTATGGTAACCAGTCTTATTTTTGGATTAGAAATAATCGTTTTAGAAAAAATAGACAAATTGCAAACGGCAAGATAGATATGAGCGTATTTCTTGATCGTTTAGAAATGAACGGTAAGAATAACTATGTAAATATTAACTGGAAATCTATTGTTATTGGCAATACAATTGTTTCAAGATTAGTTGGTTCTTGGATGAATCGCAGAGAAAAAATAAATGTAACTGCTGTAGATCCAACATCTGCTAATATTAAAAAAGAAATTGCTGATGAAGCTGAATTTGTTTATCAAAACAAAGAGATTTTATCTCAATTGCAACAAGAGTCTGGTATACCTGTAATTCCTCAAGATCAATTTATAGCAGAAGATAAAGAGGATTTAGATCTTTGGGTTTCTGAATTCAATCGTTTGCCTGAAGAAATTAAGTATAGCCTAGGTATTAATAATATATTTGACGCTAATGGATGGAACGCTGTTTTAAAGCACAGAATTCTTCATGATAGCGCAGAAGTTGGTTTAGTGTGTACATATACTTGGATGGATGATGAAGGTCAGATTCATGTAGATTGGATTAGACCAGAAAACGCAATTTATTCATATTCTGATTTTGCTGATTTTAGAGATACTACCTATAGAGGTCATATTTCATCAATGAAGATTAGCGAAGTAAGAGCCAGATATGGAAAAGCAGGCAACGGAAATTTATCAGAAGAAGAAATATTCAAGATAGCTCAGTTTTCAAAAGAGTATCAATTAACCGATAAGATTAAGTGGATGCAGGATTGGAACGTAGCTTATTTACGTCCTTATGATGAGTGGAATATTGATTTGATGAATTTTGAAATTAGAACTTTAGATTCTGATGGTTATACTGTAACCAAAACAAAAAAGAATGGCAGCACTATTATAAGAAAAGGAAAGCCAGAAAAACTTGATGATAATCAAGAATATGTAGAAGAGAAGAAGTGGAATATATATAAAGGAGTTTATTGCCCTAACACAAAGACAATGCTTGAGTGGGGTATTAAGAAAAACATGATTCGTCCGCAAGATCCAAAAGAAATGGGTGATGCGGAATTTTCTTATAGTTTCTACATGTATGATTTATATGACATGAGAAACGTGGCTGTTCCAGAAAAAATTGAAGAGCCTATTGAACAAATGATTTTAGCTAGGTTGAAGATTCAGCAAATGGTATCAAAGATGGTGCCGGCAGGAGCTTCAATTGATGTTGATGCTTTGCAAGAATTAGATTTAGGTTTAGGTGATTCTGTAAAACCTTTAGATGTTCAAAAAATTTGGGAACAAACTGGTAAATTATATTATCGTGGTAGAGATGCCGAAGGTAATCGTATCCCGGTTCCTATTAATGAATTGGCTAATACAGGGTTCGCGCCTCAGCTACAAGCTTTAATTCAATTATATCAATTCCATTATCAAGTTCTGAAAGATGAATTAGGTGAAGATCCTAATTTAATGAATCAGGCTGCACAACCAAGAGTCGCTGCTTCTAATATTGAAGCATCAAGACAATTGGCAAATAATGCAACAGACTACATGTATGATGCATATTTGTATGTAATGGAAGAAACTGGTAAAAAAGTAGCATGTTTATTAAATAAAAGTGTTACTCATGGATCTAAAAAATATAGAGATATATTAAGACAAGAGGAAGTTAAGGATAGAAATTTCTTAGCTAAAGTTCAAATGTTGCCAACTGATTTAGAAATAGTTAAATTAGAGGCAATGATGAATAATTCTATTACAGCAAATCCTCAATTAGTTTTATATCTTGATCCGTTTAAAATAATGAGAGTTGCTAAGGAAAATGTAGAATTAGCTGAACTTTATTTTAGACAAGCTCAAAAGAAATATATAAAAACAGAGCAAGAAAAAGCTCAAACAAATAGTGAGCAAAATGCTCAAATACAGCAAGCTAGTATGCAGGCAAAAGCTCAGGGTGATGCCGCATTGCAGTCAGCTCAAACTCAATCAAGACAAAAAGAAATTGTTTTACAGGGTTTATTTGATTTAGCAAAAGCTGGAATACCTGTTCCATCAGAATTACAGCAAGTTGTAAGCGGCGTTATTCAAAATTTTGATGTACCATTAGAAATGGAAAATCAACAAATGATGCAAAGCATACAGCAGCAACAAATGGAACAAGAGCAACAAATGCAGCAAGAAGGACAAGCTCAACAACAAGAGCAGCCGCAGGAAGAAATGATTGAAGAACAAGAACAATTACAAACAGTATAAAATATAAAAAATGGCAAATGCAACTAAAATATTAATTAGGCTTACTAAATTTAGTTCAAAAATTAGTACAGTAGTAGATTGTACACAGGACTTTAATGCAAATAATAGTTATTATCAAGACATTTCTGGCTGGGATGTTGCGGTAGTTCAGTTGGTAAATCCGGGAACTACAGTACTGTTTAATACAACAAATGATGATGGTGCTATTACAGGTCAATTATTGCCTGCGCCTCAAGTTCCATTGTATTGGACTCCGGTTTTAGGTGTTAATTTATCTACAAAAACCGATGTATCTTCATTGGCTGTAAGTGGTCTAGTTAGTTTTGGTATTGTTGGGAAGTATTTACAATTAATTGCTTCTGGTTCAACTACCACAACAACAACTGCTGCACCATAATATAAATCAAAATAATTAAATAAAATGGCAAATTCAGTAGCATACGTTTTATCGAAAAATACATATTCATCAGCAACAGAGGCTTATAACGTAGGTGTTGCTCAGGGTACACAAATAGTTTACACAACTACATATACCTTATCAAATTCTAACATCCTTTATGCTGATAGCAAATTAACGCTTCCAGTTTATGGAGATGGTTCTAGTTGGTATGGTATTCAACTTTTAACGAACGAAAGCGTTAAATATGCAATAACAATTGATGCTGATAGCACAATAGTTATAGACTAAAATAGAAACCAAATAAGCATTTATGCAAGAAACAAATAACATGCAAGCGCCAGTAGAACTTGCAGAAGGCTTCAATCCGTTTTCGGATGAACAACAAATCAAAAAGACAGAAGAAGCCCCTGTCAGCAATACAGCTGTTGAAAGTCCAGCAGCAAATGAATTTATTTCTACTGTAGATTTGACGGAAACAAGCACTCAAGCGGAAACGCAGTCATTTGATCCAGATTCTTTTATTAAAGAAAGATTTGGATTTGATACGGTTGATGAAGCAGAGCAAGAATTCATGAGATTAATTGAAGAAAGAGAGCAAAAGCCTCAATTTGATTTTTCTAATGATATTAGTAGAACTTTATTTGATGCAATTAGAGAAGGAAAAACTGATGATGTTTATAATATTTTAAGTGAACAGAAAAGACTTGAAAAGTTAACTACTGCTGAAGTTACTCCTGATTTAGCTTATGACATTATTAAAACTAATATTCAAAACAAATATCAAGATTTAACTCCAGAAGAAGTAGATCTTTTATTTTATGAATCTTATAGTTTTCCTCCTAGGCCTGAACAAGGTTATGAAGAAACGGATGAAGATTATAAAGAAAAAGTTCAAAACTGGCAATCTCAAGTTGATTTCATCGAAAAAAGGATGATTATTGACGCTAAGGTAATTAGGCCGGAATTGAACAAATTAAAAAGTGATTTAGAATTACCTGATATCTATGGTTTGAAAGAGTATGAATCTGAGCTTCAATTTGAAAACGAAGTTTTGGAATATGCTAGATCAAACTATGAAACGGCTTTAGATTCTCAGTTTAATTCATTTGGAGGTTTTAATGTATCGGTAAAAGACGAGGAAGTCGAAATACCAATATCATTTAACGTATCTGATGAAGAAAGATTGGTATTAAAACAAGAGTTATCAGATTTTGATGGCGAAGCTTATTTAGAAAACAGATGGTTTAACGAGGAAGGAAAGCCAAATGTAAAACAAATAATGGCCGACAAATATGTTCTTGAGAATTTACCTAGAATCTTACAAAAGGTAGCGAATGAAGCAGCATCTCAAAGATTGTTAGCTCATTTGAAAAAAACGGGTAATATTACCCTAAATCAACAAACGCCTCAAGGTGCGGTACAACAGAGTCCTAATGCAGACATGGATAGACTTGCTGCATGGGCCTTTAGTTCGTAAATTGATTATTGCTTTGGCAAAGCATTAAAAACAAAATTTTAACAAAATGGCTGGAATACCAACCTCAAACATTTTGCAACCGGGTGCAATCTCGTTGCAAACCCAAAATAGGCAACTTATGGTTGACCTACAATTATTAACTCCTCAGTACTACAAGCAATATACTGAGAAGTATGGTAACGAAGATTTCACATGGTGGTTAGCTGCTCATGCTGGTATGGAAGAAGTAAAAAACCAAAACTTTTTCTGGTTTGAAAACAGAGGTAAATTAATGCCTGCTGTAACAAACAACGGTACTGTAGCTGCATCTGTTGGTGCAACTGTTACCCTTACATTAGGTTCAGAAGCTTACTACAACAACGGTACTGAAACTCCTTTAAGAGTTAATGAAACTTTGCGTGTAGCTTCTTCTAACGTAGAAGGTGTTATCTTATCAATTGATAGCACAACTCCATACGCATGGACTTTCACTGTTCGTCCAAAAATTTCAACTCAGCGTTTTGCTTCTGCTGGTTCTACTAGCTTATTAGCAGGTGAGGTGTTATTATTTGGTGGTGATGTAGATGCTGGTGAAGCTTCTCAAGCAATCAATCCACTTATCCATTTGGACCAAAAGTATAACAACAATATCACAGAAATTCGTGATGGTTGGAGCAATACTGACTTAGCTCAAATGGCTGAAACATACTATGAGTATCCAGTATCTGCTGATATGGCTGCTAATGGTGTGACTGCATTTACCTACAAAGGTATGTACAAAACACTTGTACGTTTCAAGAACAACGTAGAAGCAAAACTTATGCGTGGTAACATCCAAAACAACACAGGTTTATCTAACTCTGTTGGTGCTCAAGGTATTATCCCTAAAGTTGTTGCTGATGGTGAAACTGTAGGATACACTGCTGGTTCTTTAGACATCGCTAAACTTCATGAAATCACTCGTATCATGGATGTTAACGGTTGTGCTAAGCAATCTGCATGGTTATCAGATATCTTCCAAAGACAAGACTTCTCTGATGGTATCTTCGCAGCTTACCCTGCTGGTGCTTTCGTTTACGGTCAAGGTGAAAAATCAAAAGAGGCTTCTGTATCTTATGGATTCCAAGAAATCTTCATTGATGGTTATTTACTTTCTGTTAAGAAGTACTCTCAATTCAATACTGAAGTAACCACTGGTTTAACTCCACAGGATGATTACTTCCGTAATTTTGGTTTAATCTATCCAATGGGTGAAACTAAGGATAGCCGTACTGCTCAAGCTTACAAGAATATCACTATCATGTATCAAGAGCCGCCTAAAGGTGGAACTGTTGGTAATGGTATCCGCGTATGGCAATATGGTGGTGGTTCTCCAAACCCAACTGATGGAACAATGACTAATCAAATCGCTATGTTGACTTACCGTTCAACTCGCGTTTGTGCAGCAAACCAATTCATCATTGTACAAGCTAACTAATTAGTTTATACTTAAAATTCAGGGTAGCGGCAACTTTATTGATTGTCGCTACCTATTTTAAACATTTTAAAACCATTTTATGGCACGTTTAAAGGATGTGAACTATTCGCAATCAGGCGGAGAAGATTCAATACAACAGGTTAGGAATATAGAAGAAGCTCAAATAGCAATGCATGAAGCTCCTAGTGATACTGGACTTTCATACAAGGTTTTTAAGCTTACTGATACAGGTAAAAAAGGTAAATACCACATGGAGGGTATTGATGATGTTTGGGATCCAGACAAGAAAAAGATGGTTAGAATCCGTCTTTTGAGAGGTTTCCCTAGCATTTACATGGAAGATCAAAAAAATCTTGAACCACAATTCATTAGTTCTAATAGAAGAAGCTTAGTATTTGACGCTAGAATCTTAAGGGTTCCAGATTATGACACTTCGGCTATTGAATTTTTGCAAAAGTGTAATTCAAATGTAGACAATCCAAACAAGAAGGGTACAAGAAAATTGACATTTTTTGAATGGAATCCACAAAGACAGGCAGAAGTTGAACGCAAAAAGCGTCTTGACAGGATTGAGGCTATTAAATTTGCAACCATGGCTACAGTGGAAGATATGCGAAAGCATGCTAACTACTTGGGCATCAATGCTACAGATGACTTAGGTTTCCCTAAATCTGATGATGCAATGAGAAATGATTATGAGTTATATGCCGAATCTCAGCCTACTAAATTTATGCAAAGTGCAGGAAGTAGAGAAGTAGAAGTAGCGTTTGTTGTTAAGAAAGCTATTTTAGATTCAAAAATAGATCTTACAGCTAAAGCAGGTTCTGCATATTGGGCTAATGATGGAGGTTTTATCTGTAGGATACCTTCAGGAGTTAAGCCACAGGATTATTTAGTAGAATACGCTATGCTTCCTCAAGAAGAAAGTAAGCAGTTCTTAAATCAGCTTAAAAAGCTTAAATAGCCCTCATACCGCTCATATATAATAAAAAGTCCGTAGCCTAAAAATTACGGGCTTTTTTATTTTTGTTTTTCGTATATTTGTTATCATATATAACGCCCGAATACATGAATGTTAATGATATGTACCGTATTTGCCAATATGCCATTAACAAGGCGCAAAACGGTTATTTAACGAGTTCTGAGTTTAATCTCTTAGCAGATCAAGCTCAAGTTTCCTACACTGACTTTTTGGTCGGTGAGTTTCAGCAATATCAATATGGTAGACCTCAAGCAAGAATATCTTATAGTGAGAATAGTAGTATTAGACAGCGTGTTACGCCTTTATTAAATACAGCGACATTGACAATAAATGGATCCGGATTTGCTCCTTATCCTACAGGATATTTGCAAACAGATTCTATGATTAAGATAGCAAATTTTTCAAGAGTTAGATTTGTGGATCAAGATAGGCTTTATTCTTACATGAATAGTACAATTGATCCAATTGCTAGTAACCCGATTTACATGTTAGTAAAAGATGGTTTTCAGTTTTATCCTATTAATTCATCTACTGCAACGCTTAGTTACTTAAAGACTCCTACTCCGATAGTTTGGGGTTACACTTTAGATGGTAATGGGCGTCAGGTTTATAACGCTGGTTTAAGTACGCAACCTGTGTGGTCAGATTTGGATTTATTAGATATTATTAGTAGAATACTGAAACTTGTTGGCGTTAACTTGCAGAATGGTCAAATTGAACAATACGCAAATCAAGTAACACAAATAGGACAATAATGACTAGGAATCAAATAATAGAAAGAGTATTAAGGCAGATATACAACGGGCAGCCGTCTGATGATTCTAATATCACATACGGATTAGTTAACCAGTGGCTTAATGATGCTATTGGGGTAGCTGCTAAAAAGAATTATACAGACAATATTCAATTAGATGGAGTGGCTTATGTAAATAACTCATTCTATACTACTTTTAAAGATATTGCCGTAACAGACGAAAATAATTTTACATATAAGATTGCTTTACCTCAATTGCCGGTAGCACTTGGAAGGAATGAAGGGGTTGCTAGTTTACAATTTAAAGGTTCAAAAGCAACGGATCCTATTTCTCATTCAGCAATACCATTAAGCGTAAGTCAATTGGGTTATCTTGAAAATATAAGACCTATTCAAAATAAGATTGTATTCTGGCATGAAGGCGATGCATTGTATGCAAGAAGTACAGTAAATTTAACTAAATATAAAGGTATTGTAAGAATGGTGAGTGGAGGAGATAGTACAAATCTAAATTCTACATTATTAATACCAGATGATTACATGCCTGTAATTATAGAATACATTAAAGGTCAATTGGCATTTGAGAAATCAAGGCCTATAGATCAAAGTAATGATGGCGTAGATAACTAAACTAAAATATATGAAACCACTTAGAGATTTTGTTTTAATTAAACCTTGTGCTCCAGATGAGATTACAGAAGGGGGATTGTTTATTCCAGAAAGCGCAAGAGAAAGAAGTAGTAAAGCTGAAGTTGTAGAAGTTGGCAATGGAACACGCCATATCGAAATGGAAGCAAAGAAGGGTGATAAAATATTTCATATTAAAGGCGCTGGAGATGAGTTTATCATAAACGGAGAGCCTCATTATCTTATACGTCAGGTAGATATTCTATCTTATGTTTTAAATAATTAAAAATGGCATCACAAATAAGAAATTATATAACATTGGATTCGGTAATCAATGAGTATATTGATGAAAGTGAGCAAAGTATACACAAGTATGCAAAGCTTTATAATATAGCATATAGAGGTATGGAAAGGCTTGGCTTAGATTTTTTTTATAAAATTAAGTCTGTAAAAATAGCCGTTGATACAACCAACTATACCGTTAAGCTACCGAATGATTATGTTAGCTATACTAAAATTGGTGTGCTTAATGCAAAAGGCGAAATCATACCATTGAAGTTTAATAGTAAAATGACTTTCTTTGGGGATATGATGGCCGATAGACAAGCATTGACAGATGACAATACTCTTGTTGATTGGTATCAGCAGGATATTCCTATTTTTTATAATTACTGGGACGGATATGGATTTACTAATATTTATGGTATTCCAAGTGGTTCGCCAAATGTTGGTTCCTTTAATATAGATGATGCTAATGGTGTAGTTCTTTTAAATCAGAACTTCTATTACGATTATCTTATGATTGAATACTTATCTAGTCCAGATCCTCAGCAGCAGTTCATGATACCTCTTCATTTTAGAGAAGCTATGATTGCTTGGTTGGCTTGGAGAGATATAGCTAGTATGCCAAATACGAGAAAAGGCGCTTTGGGTGACAAGAGAGAAAGAGAAAGAAACTTTTACAATCAAAGAAGATTGGCAAATGCTCAATTTAAGCCTCTATACTTAATGCAGACTTACGAGTGGAATTTAGAAAATCAAAGAATGACAGTTAAGGGATAAGATATGATAATAAATAACCCGTTTAATGGAAAGCTGAATTTAGATGATGCAGAATATAGAATCAGCAATGGTGACTATTTAGATGCCCTGAATATTACTAAAGATGCTCAAGGCAGAGGTCAAGACGAAGTTATTTCTAACATTGTTGGGAATAGCTTGGTTCAATATACATTACCATCGGGTACTAATAAAGTAATTGGTTTTTATCCAGATAGAATTAGAAACAGAGCGTACTATTTTGTTTGGAATAGCAATAATTATCATAGCATATTGTATTATGATGTTGACAATGATATTGTTGTAAAAGTTCTACAAAGCAGAACGGATAGTGACAATATTGATATTTTAAAGTTTAATCCTTCTTATAAGGTTCTTTCAGTAAATATTTTTTATAGAGATGATGAGGGTGATATTTTATACTTTAACGATGGATTAAATCCTCCGAAAAGCATAAACGTAACAACCAGTTATGGTACTTCATGGAAAGAGGAGTATTTGCTTATTGCAAAAGCGCCTCCTATCATGCCTCCAAAAGTTGTTTACGAAAATGATACAAATGTTACTGTAAACAATTTGAGAAATGCATTATTTCAGTTTTCTTATAGATTTGTTTATGAGAATAATGAAAAATCTGTATGGAGTTCAAAAAGTATTGTTCCATTGCCTCAGCAACCAACTTTACAATTAACTGAAAGTAATTATTTTAATAATTCAAGAATATCTGTATCCGTTTCAACGGGTGATGCAAATGTTTCAGCTATTGAGATAGCATTTAGAGAAACAAAAAATCAAACTACAAGTGATTGGTTTTTAATTAAATCATTTGATAAAACAGAGCTTTCTATTGGCAACAATCAGATTTATACTTATAAGTTTTATAATGACAGTATTTATAATGCTATTGATGTATTAGAAACAACACAGCTTCAGGATTATGTTCCTCAAAAGGCTAATGCAGCGGAGTTGGCAAATGGTAATGTTCTTTTGTATGCAGGTATTACAGAAGGGTATGATAAGACTGATATGAATTTATTGTCTTATTCCGCAAATCCTGTCTTATCCTCTTATTATTATGACCAACCGGGTTTGTTGTTTTTTGCATCATGCAACGGGAAAGATAGTGGTTCTATTGGAACCCAAATGAAAATATATGTCTTTGGTACCGGAACTAATTCTAGTAATGGAACTATTTCTGTATTAAATAATCCATCAGGTCAGTATATTATCAATGCTGTAAATGATGCAGGTTCTTATATCGGATCTTCTTATGAGTATAGCTCGTCTACTCCTTTATCGGTTTCTGCTTTTTTAGGAAACATATCTACCGCTTTGAGTATTAATGGTTGGTCGCAGGTTTCTTTAGTGGATAATGTACTTACTATGTCTTATCCTACTTCTTTCACGTTATACTCAAGTGGTGTAAAATATAAGAGCGCAACAGGAAATCCAGATACCACAGTGTTTGCAAATGCATGGAATTCTGGATATCAATATGCTGTTCAGTATTTTGATGAGGAAGGTAGAACGATTGGTGCGCAAACTAAAATAGATGCTGCATTTAATACTCCAGACAATCCGGGTATTAAATATCCTCAAACATTTTTACAAATAAAAAACAGGCCCCCATTAGAGGCTGTTTATTATCAAGTTCTTAGATCTAACACGACAACTTACAATAAGAGATTATTCTGGATTTGCGAATCGGCTTACAGAAGTCCATTATCTGGTGTAAATGTTGGCGTTTTTAATACTCAAGAATTTGCTTACATAGGAATTGGAAATATAGCTGATTATAATAAAGAAATAAGTTCAACAGAAAATGTTGTATCTTATTCTTTTACTCCCGGAGATAGAATTACCTTTTTAAGAAGATATGACGCATCTGGTAATGAAAAAGGTATTAAAGTTGTTGATTATGAAATATTAGGTGTTGAGAATTCTATTTTAACCACAGCAGGAGATATAGTAGGAACTTTTATTAAGATAAAATATCCAAAAGATGATATAAATGCTGATTTTAATTTTAATGGATATTTGGATTTAAACTTTATGCATTATGAAATATTTTTGTATAATTTAACAAGCGCAGCAGATGTTAGTCAAAGATTTTTCTATGAATTTGGAAAATGTTTTGGTATAGGAAATGCCGGAACTGCTAACGCATATCATATAGGTCTTGAACAGACTCAATCTGCTACAAACCCAACAGGTGTACCTGCTATAGTTTCAGCTACTACGGGTGACTTTTTTTACAGAAAAAGACAAGTTCCATTTAGTGACGCAAATATATTTGATGCAGGTGATCAAGATGTAAATATACCTGCTACAAGTCCGGGGTTTTATAGAACAATAAATATAAAACCTAAATTCCCTATTGATACTCCGGATTATAGTATTCAAGCGGAAATTGAAAGTAACGCTTCTTATATATATGGATCTTATCCTACTTTTGCTGATCAAGCGTTTTTCTATAACAAGAGTGCAGGCGATATTATGATTAAGGTAGCTTTTCAAATAAAAGTTACATCTACAATTGCTTTACAAGATATACCTAATGTGGTAATACTTCAGGTAGACTCTACTACCAAGACTTATGGCAATATGTTTTTTACCAAAACAGGTGATTTAACTAGTGGAGCTTTTTTGACTTGCGATACTATTATTAAGGTACCTGCTAATACTAAAATTTGGTTTGCTATTGATGGTGAAGATTGTTATGTAAGTAACTTTAAGCTTACTTTCAATGTATTAAAAAGCAAGGTGATTGACATTATTGAAAGCAGTTTTAGTGATAACTATAATCTTGTTACAAATAGCAATGGCAGACCATCAGTGGTAGATGAAAACGCAAAAAGAACATACTTCCCTACATTAATTAGATTTAGTGGAGCTTATCAAGTTAATACTAATATAAATGCTACCAATAATTTTCAATATGAGAATTTTGACGAATACGATAGAAGTTTTGGTGATGTTATAAGGCTTCATGTTAGAGATAGGTATTTAAAAGTTTATCAGAAGTTTAAAGTAGGTAATGTTCCTATTTTAACACAAATAGTAAAAGATAGCGTTAATAACCCATTGCAAGCAAATACAGATCAATTAATTAATAAGATTCAGTATTATGCTGGCGATTATGGAATTGGTGATGCCGCTACAAGTCTTGCATGGAATAACTTTGCAGACTACTTTGTAGACAACTATAGAGGCGTAGTGTGTAGATTGAGTCAAGATGGAATAACTCCTCTTAGTATTATCTATAACATGAACTCATTCTTTGTTTCTACCTTAAAAAATTATGATCAATCATTAAATAATGGTGTTACTGCGAACGGTGGTATATATACAGGTAACCCTTGTATATATGGCGTTTTTGATGCATACACTAATAGGTACATTATTACAATGGAGGAAATTAATAGGTACTCTGATTGTAATTTTAATGGAGGTACCGCTGTTGTAATTGGATCTGGGACTACAACTACTACAACAACTACAACAACGATAGCTCCAGCTCCTTCTTACACTAAATCATCAGGCGTAACACTTAATGTAACACAATCGGGTTCTGTTACTTATAACGATGAAACTGGTAGTAAATTTGTAAACGCTTCTGTTGGGTTACTTCAGCTAACAGGATGTATTACATTATCATCTTTTGGTGGTACCGCTGTTTATGGTTTTGATGATTATGGGCCTGATTGTTCCGCTGCAACAACTACATCTACAACAACAATACCTCCGGTGTATTATTATTACGCTGTTGATAAGTTCGATTGTGCAAGTGCTTGCGCTCCATTAGATACTGATTTAATAGCTAGATCACCAATTATTTTATCTGTTACAAATGGGTACTACTATAAGGTTGGTGGATATACTTACCAAATTCAAAATCAAATTTTACCACCTCCGGGATTCTATTCTGTAGATTTAACAGGTGCTCCTTCTAATGCTAGTTGTGCAACAGCTTGCGGCTTAACAACTACAACGACCACAACTACAACTGCGGCACCTACAACTACAACGACTTCGACTACAAGTACTACTACAACAACTACAGCTGCGCCTACGACTACAACTACTTCAACAACAAGTACAACAACTACGACTACGGCTGCACCAACTACTACAACAACAAGTACTACAACAAGTACCACAACTACTACGACTAGTACAAGTACTACTACCACTACAACGGTAGCGCCTACAACTACTACGACTACAGCTGCGTTACCGACATTGTATGATATTACATCTAATTGTAGAGTTGCAATAGTTGGTGAGAATATTTGTAATGATGTAACTTGCGGAGAAAGAACGGTTTGGTCAGATTCGCCTGTTGTTGCATTTGGAGCTAAATTATATTCTAATAGTGGTGGAACTCCGTTATCTGGATATGGTTTTATAGTTAGATGTTCTGGTGGCTCTGCTTCAGGATATACTATTTATGAATTAATTGAAGGCGGTTCTGGAGGAAATACATTTGTAGGAAATTCAATAGGATCTTCTTGTTAAAATAAAAAATATACAAAGTGAACGTATTAATTAAATTAAATAGCGGACAAGGAGTTAGTTTAGGGCCGATTTTTACATTGTCAGCAAATGTAGGATCGGTAGTTCCAAATACGGCTACTTTGGATGAATTGCTTGTTGGAAAGTTAGTTTCAATAGACAATGCAGCAACTCAGGTTACTGTATTGTCAAATGGTCTTTGCGAAAACGCATTAGTTATTCCGGTAACTACAACCACAAGCACTACTACAACGACATCAACAAGTACAACTACAACACTTTCTGTAGATTGTGTGTTAGGTTCTGGAACCGTTCAGGTAAGTCCTTTTTTATATTTTCCCAATAGTTTTGCTTTTGTTCGTACGAATGAAGCAGGTTGGACTTGTGAAATAGCAACTATTCCGTGTTATGGACCGCCTAATCCTACGGATCCAGTATTAGGTATTCCATTAAATTTGTATTCTAATATAGATGGGGTTCCTTTTGCTGATGTTATTCGTGTAGTTGACAGAAGGTTTGGATATGGTACCTTCCCGGCTGCTATATACGCTTATGACGCTTCGACTGGCGCCGTTGGAGCATATTTGGGAACTTGTTTAGGTGGATAAAATTATAAAATTAATAAAATGGGTGTAGCTAAAATAACATTATCATCAGCAGGTCCGGAAACTGGGCCGTTTGACTTGTATACAAATTTGGATGGATTTACAACTCCGTTTGAGGTTGGTGTTTCTAAGGCAGCTTTATTGGCTGGTTTTGTAAGTAATAATTTTCCTTACTCTCCCGTATATCCGGGACTTGGACAACCTGTGACGGTTAGGATTCAGTCAACTCTATTTTGTATAAATTATAGGGACGTTTCAGTTACATATCCTACAACTACGACAACAACGGCTGCACCTTAAAATTAAATTATATGCCAAATTCATTATATTTTCATCAAGATCCATTTACAATTTCTTTTTCAGAGCCTGATAATGCTTTTGAGTCTTTTTATTCTTATCATCCTGAGTTTATGGGTTGCTTGAATACAGACTTTTTTACCTTTAAATTAGGTCAATTATGGGAGCACAACATGGATAGCACATATTGTAATTTTTATGGAGTTCAGTATAATGCATCTATTAAAACCGTATTTAACTTAGGTTCTTTAGATAAAAAGACTTGGATTTCCCTTATGGAAACTGGGAATACAGTATGGTCTTGCCCTGAAATATATACCCAAATGGATAGTTATGGCACCACAAAGCAGGTTAGCCAGCTTATTGAGTCCGATTTTACCGAGCTAGAATCAGAGTTTCATGCTTCATTTTTAAGAGCTAGTAATAGTATCGGAGGCCTTTTAGAAGGCGATAATTTAAAGGGAGGTTACATTGTTATAAAATTTGAGAAATCAAGTGCAAATACTTTCGTATATTTGAACAGCGCAACAACCAAATTCATTAATTCACCATTGAATAATAGATAAATATGGGACCATTATTATTAGCTGGAATAGCTTCTGGTGCACAGGCTTTACTTGGAGGTGCTCAGGCTTTAAGTAGCGGAGCAAAACAACGTGAAAAAGAACTAGATCAATATGCAAAAAAGAGTCCTTTGTATCAAGGAAGCAAAGGTATTGAGTCCTATTACAAAGAGGCTTTAAATAGATACCAAGAAAGTCCGTATCAATCAGCTGCTTTCCAGCAAGCTACTAAAGCTGCGCAAAGAGCAAGTGCTGGTGGATTAAGATCACTTCAAGATAGAAGAGGTGCTATTGGTGGTGTCGGCAGGCTTGCAGGTATTGAGGGTGATACAATGGGTAGGGCTATTGGTGCGGCTGAAGCAAATAGAAATCAAAGATTTGGTCAATTAGGTCAGGCAGCACAAATGCAACAAGGTGAAGAAAGATTTAAGTTTGATGTAAATCAAATGACTCCTTATAATAGAAATTTACAATTAAGACAATTTAAAGCGCAAGCGGCAAATGATAGAAGGGCAGCCGGGTTGCAAATGGTTGGCGGTGCATTAAGTAACTTTGCTACAAATGCTATGTATTCTGATGGTATTGGTAACAATGGTTTGCCTAAGATTTCTAATACCGCAAATCCGGTAACAGTTAATCCTTCTGGAACTTCAAATTTGTTAGGCATGCCGGGGTATAAAGCACAGCTTCCGAGTTCTTTTAATAAATTTTTTCAAACGAGTACCCCTAAAAAGATTTTTTAATGGCAAGTACAGGATTATTAGGATTTAACCCATACGGAAAAGGATTATCAATAGATATTTCATCTAAACCAACAAATTTAGCACTTCAATTGAAGCAAAGAGATATTGCTAAGATTGATGCATTAGATAAGTATTTCATGGATTATGAAAGAAGTATAAATCCTGCTGGGGTTCGTAATGTAGATGCTGATGTTTTTGTAAAAAAACTAAATGATAATAAAGCATTTTATTTACAGAATAGAGATAAGATACTAAATCCAACAAAGTATGGATATGATGCGCAGAGCCAGTATATGGCTAATTTTAAAGATATGGTTAATTTAATTGATCAATCTAAGCAAGCTGCTGCAAATGAAAAGGTAGTTAATGAAAGAATATTTAATGCTGTTCAGCAAGGGAAATCTTTGCATGATGGTATTTTACCATTGTTAGATAAACAAAGGCTTTCTGTCGTAGATCCTAATTATTCTGTTTTTGATGCTAATCAATTACAATTTGACAAGCCTTATGATGAAAAGCAGTTTAATACAAATGTTTTAGGAGGTTTAAAATTTCCTGAAAAACAATATTATATTGACGAGGAGGTTGATAAAAAGAAAACAGGATTAAAGATACCGGTAACGGAATCTTATTTAGATGATAGTAATAAAAAAGCAATTCAATCCGCTGCGTTAAACGAGTATGCTAGTAACCCAAATACAAAAAGACATTTTGATGATTTAATGAAAAGACCTGATATGGTCAAAATGGTTAATGATAAATTTAAAGATGTATATAAGCAGGATATAAAAAACCCTGAAGATTTTGTTGTCGGATACGCTTTACTTCAAGCGCCAGTTGGTATAACAAAAACTGAAAAGGCAGGTGAATATTTAACATGGAGTGAAAAAAATGCAATTACTAATGCTCAACAAAACGCTAGGTCAAATGCCTTATTATCGGGTATGCAAGGATTTGGATCTGTACAGGCAGTAATTGAAAATGCTACTGGTAAGCCTTTTGTTGATAATGATGTAATTACTAAATTGAATTTTAGTCCTTCTGTAGCAGATGAATTTGTTGAAGAAAAAGTTGTTCCAGCAAATACTGTGGAGTATGAAAAGTTTAAGGCTGGGGCTCCTTACAAAACAAAAACAGTAAAAGTGCCTTATGGTATAGGCTTAGATAAAAGTACTGGCAATATATTTATAGCTCCTCAGAAATTAAATAAAAATGGAGATCCAATAGATAGGTACGATTGGAGCAAAGCAACATCAGCTACGGAAGATGTTACATCAGTTATTATTAGCAAGTTTCAAGGAAGCAAGTATAAGGCAAGTATTTTAGGTAAAAATAAGCCAAAGGGTAGTAAATTTGTAAATGTTCCTTCTGGAGGGTTTTAATATATTAAGATATGCAAGAGAATCCAATATATAAGTTTTTAAAGGAAAATAATCTTACAACAAAGGACGAAGGTTCTTTTTTGAAAGAATATTCAGATCCTAATAAAGCTAAAGAGCTTCATGGTTTTTTGGTAAACAATAATCTTACTACAAAAGATGAGGCATCATTTTATGATACCTATTTTAAAAAAAAAAATCTTGGTGGAATCGCATCTTCCCCTACAGAATCTCAGTCAGTATCAAAAAGCTTTATTAGTTCTTTACCTGAGCAAAAGTCTATTTATGCACCCACTCAAAAGCTTGCTTCAGAAAGTACAACAGTTGTTGCGCCTAAAGAAGCTAAGTTAATTTCAGAAGCTAATAAAAGAGGTGAACAAATAACAAAAGAGGCTATATCTAACTCTAATGATTTGTATTTAAAATCACAAAACAAGGGTGGCTATAAGTTTACTAAAGAAGATCCATCTATACTTAATAATAAAAAAGAGCTAGAGCAGGATTTAAAAGACGGTACATTACAAGTAGTTAAGAGTCCAAAAACTGGTAAATATGTATTAGCATATAAGGCTGATATGTTAAAAAGCTTTTCTCAAGCATGGGACGGTGTATTAGAAAAACAAGCAAACGATAAGTATGTTGCAGGATTAAGTACCGAAGATAAGATAAAGCATTACGAGGCTCAGGATATATTAAATCAAGATAAGTATTTAGAAGCAGCTCCGTCTGGTTTTTCGGGAAGTGTTGGTAGATTGCTAGGAGAAAACGCTGAGCCATTAATAAAATTAGCTGCAATGGCTAATATTGGTGGTAAGGCCGCTCAAGCCGCAGGGGCTACCGCGCAGACTGTTGCTAATGCGCAAAAGTTTGGTTCTTTTTTAGCTTTTGCAACGGATGCAGGTTATTCTGGATACGCAAATAATACAGAAAGAGTTTACAAGTCATTAAGAAAGCAAGATCCAAATGGAGATCCAGTTGAGCAAATGAGAAAGGCTGAAAATGCTGGTCTTATTGGCGAGGCTTCTGGCATTGGTATGGCTGCTGGTATGACCGGTATATTTAAGAATTTAAAAGGCGCAGCTGAAACCATTAACACAAAACCATTTGTTAGTGCACTGGAAACGATGGCTAAGCATACTTCTAAAGAAGCCGCAGTTCAAGGTAGTATATCTGCTTTGAATTCTATAGTTTCTGATTTAGGTGCTAAGAGTCAAGGGTTGGATATAGGTGTTGGGAATATTGTTGAAAATGCGCTTGAGTCTGGTAAGCAAATGGCTCAGTTTGTTGGTGTTACAGGTTTAGCAATGGGAACTCTAACAGGTTTGATGAAAGTTCCGGGATATGTTAAGGCTCAAGCAAAAGGATTAGTTTCTGAATTACCAAGAGAAGAAGTAAAGGCTGTTTATGAAGGCGCAGAAGCTAATGGAATTATACCAGAAGGTACAACTGATAAAGTTATAAATTCACTGAATCAATACGATAAAGCAAAAGAAAAATTACCAGAAGGTCTTACGGAAGATAAAAAAGCATCATTAACTGGTATCCAAGAGAAGATAGATAAATTAGAAGAATCAAAGAAAAAATTAGCTCCTCAATATCATGATAGAGTAGACAATACAATAAAATCATTAAAAGATAGAGCAATAAAAATATTAGAATCTAAGGATCCTTTAGGCGAAGAAGTTGATAATATATTAAATACAAAAGGATCCGAAGAAATAGCAGGGCCTCCTGTTACTGAAGCTGATTTAATTGAAGAGGTTTCTCCTACAGAAATTAAAATAACAGAAAAAGTTAAACCAATTGAAGTAGATTTGACATCTCCTGAAAAGATGAACGCTTCTCAAAATAGATATGGAATTGTAAAAGATGGAAAAGAGGCTGGTTTTATAGTAACTACAAATCCAGAAAACAATGTTGTTAAAATTAAAGGAGTTACAGTTAATGAAGGATTAAGAGGTAAAGGCTTAGCCGGCGATGCTTACGTTAAGTTAGGCGAATCTTTATCTAAAGAAGGTATTTCACTAGAGAGTGATAGTTTTGATAAGATGGAGCCATCTGCTACTAGAGTTTGGGAAAAATTATCTGATAAAGGATTGGCTATAAAAGGTGAAAATAGTTATCGGTTTAACCCACTTGAAGTAAAGCCTATAGAGCAAAAAGTAACAATCGAATTACTATCATCTGAAGAACCTCCTCAAAAACAAGGAGAAACTATTGTTACTTTAAGTGGCAAAACTGAAACAGAAAGATTAGAGTCTATAGATAGAAGAAAAAGAGAAACAAAAGTTTCTGATAAGGTTGTTGCCGAAAATGATTTAATTCAAGATGCAGAATCTTACTTCAAGAAAGATGGTAGATATAAGAATAGCTCTGAGGGTAGAAATGAATTAAATAATTTAAGAATTAAAGCCAGAGAGTTAGGTTTAGAAATAGATACAGACAGAGATGCTGTAACAAGAAGAAATAAAGCAGGTAGGCCTACGAAGGTTAGTTATAACAATAAAGCTGATGGTGAAGCTGTGGTTGATCCAAATGGTAGAACAATTACTGAAAGAAGTAGAGAAGTGCAGGATGCCTTTGAAGAGCTTACAGACGCTGGTGTGTTTTTAGATGTTGAAACGGAGCTTGGTAAAAGAATGAGCGCATCTCAAATTGATGCTGCCGTAAAAGATATATTAGATGGTATACCTAGTAAAAGGGCTGAAAAATATTTAAACGCATTAGAAAAAGCTATTGCAGAAGATGCTTTCCCATTATACGATAAGACATTTGGAGATATTGCTCCAAGGCTAAGTGAGATTAGAGATCAACTAGGTATTGAAAGAGAGGTTATTGGAGAGCCAATGGATGAGGTTGCGTTGAATAAGTTCTTAGATGAAGAATCAAGACTTACCCCAGAAGAAGAACAAACATTATTAGATAACGTAGAAAATTTACTTAATGAATACGAAACAACTCAAGAAGGACCTCAAGGAGAGGTTCAGCCTATTGAAGCCAGAGCAGAAGAAGGAATTCCTGCAAAGACTGAACCGGTTGCAGAGGCTAAAGCAGCAGGAGAAGCCCCAAAACCAGTAAAAGAAGTTTATGATGAATTTTCTTCAAAAAAGTCCGAATTGGCTAAAAAGAAAATAATAAATGATAACTTTGATACTATAGTTGAAGATTTAATTAAAAATAAAAAAATAGAAAGAATATGTTAGTCAAATCATTACTTGATTCGGACATGAAGAAAGGCCTTCAGGAATCAATTTATTTGGAACTGTATCAATCAAACTTATGGAAAAGCTTAGCAAATCAATTGCAAAAAGCTGGTTTGTTTGGTAGTCAAAAGTATTTTTTAGCGGAAAGCGCTGAAGAACTTACTCACTATCAGATGATTGTAGAGTTCATGAATGATATGGGTGATTGTGCATCATTGCCAAAAATTGATGCAATTACTGATAAGGCCTCTACGATAGGTGATGCTTTGCAGATTGGCTATGAAACAGAATTAAATGTATATAATCATTATAAAGACTTTGCTAAAGAATGTCTAAAATCAGATTTAGCAGTTTATGCTTTCATAGAGCAGTTTGTAAATATACAAAGAGAAGCAGTAGGTCATTATGGTGATTTATTGGCTAAGTATAAGATAGCAGAAGAAACTAAAGAGATTCTTGAATTTGATGAACATATAAGCGATTTATAATGGCAAGTCCTTGCGAATATATTGTAGGTGATAAAAGGTATACTGAAGCTGAATTTAAAGACTTCTTATTAAATGGAGGATTAGATTCTTTGGTAAAACCAAAAGGTGCTAAAGTGGTTTCTATGGAACCGCCAACAAAGCCACCATCAGAAGTTACATTACCAGAAGGTGCAGATCCAGATTTAATAAAGATGGCAAATGAGGTTAATGACGCATTTGTTGAAGGTAAATTTGGATTAGATGCATTAGATCAAATAGTAGGTAAACTTCAGGATACTAATTTAGAAAATATAATAGCGCAGGTAAAGGCTAAGTTAAAAATAAATCCAGATTTAGCTAAGCAGACAAGAGATAGACTTCTTACTACAAAAGAAGGCAATGAATTTGATCAGGCTGTATTGATGTATGATTTGGCTGATTTAAAAGGAAGAGAAGCTTTATTGCAAAAAGAAATATTATCATCAAAAGATCCAGATCAGATTCAACAGTATCAGGATCAGATTCTTAAGATACAGAATGATATGATGGATAATGCGCTTGCTAATAAAACTATTGGGCGAACTGCAAGTACAATATTTAGATTAAGACAGCTTTGGGTTAATAAAGATTTGACTATTGTTGATATGAAGCAGCAGTACATGGCTTCTAAAGGTCTTAAAGAACTAACAAAAGAGCAAGAGGCTGAAATAAATGAGGTGTATAATGATATTAAGAAAGCAAAAGATGAATTAGAAAAAGCTAGGGTAGAATTAGAAAAAGCTAGAGAAGAAGCAGCAAAGCTTAGGATAGAAACAGAAAAATTAGAGGACCTTAAAAATAAATCTAATGAGCAGGCTAAAAAAGATAGGGCTAAAACTGCTAATGAAAAAGTTCAAAAATCTAATGAGAGAATACAAAAATCAAAAGATAATTTAAAGAACTTAGGCGGTCAATTAAGCGCTGGTTTCAATCCTTTGATTGCAGTTGAGATTGGAAAGATAGCTGCTGAAAAGGTATATCAAGGTGTTGTTAAGTTTGATGAATTAGTTCAAAATGTATATGATGATGTAAAAGGTTTACTGCCGGGATTCACTAAAGAAGATGTAGCAAATCACCTTTTGACAAAAATGAATAAGGACGGTAATTTAGAGCCAACTTTATTATCAGCAGATTATAATAATCTTAAAAAATCATTAGACAAGTCTGAGGCGACTATTAGAAAAAAGGTAGACGCATACAATGCTGCTCAAAAAGAAGTAGCTAAAAAATACTTTGAATGGCAAAAGGGTAGACGTCAAGATATGATGGCTAATAAGCCTGTTAAAGAAAGAGTTGTAGATACTATACTTAGGTTCCAAAGATTTGCCGTATTATCATATCCTTCAACTTTTGTAAAGTTATTTGGTGCTGTTGCTAATGGTCTTTTATTAAAGCCATTGAGATTTGCCACAGGTAAATTAATTAAACTTGTTGCTCCTAAAGTTGCTGAAAAAGCTCCAATATGGGGAGATCCACAATGGAGCAGTGTATCTAAATATTATTCTGAATTCTTGAAAAGCTTTTCTTTGTCAAATCTTAAAGAAAACTTTTCTGGATTAGATAGCAAAGAGCTTCTTTATGGAAGGCCAATGATGTATGATGAGTTTGCTTCAGCAAGTGGTTGGATGGAGATGCCGGGCCGTTCGCATGGTTATGTTAAATCTTTTATTAAGAATCCTGAATTTGCTTATGCTAATCAGCAGCAAATCAATTTTAACATAACCAAGATGGCTGAAATTACAGAGAAGTTAAAAGACAAAGATTTAACTCCTGAAGAAAGGTTATCATTGGAAGAGTTGTATAATAACTATGATGTGACAAATGAGAATGTGATAGAGAGAATGAATAAATTATCTTTAGATCATGCCAAGTGGTCAATCTTAATGAATGAAAATAAATTTACAGATAAGTTTGCGTCTTTTGTTAGAGATAATGGTGCCGTAGGTGCTGTTCTTAGATCTGAACTACCTATTGTTAGAATTCCATTGAACTTCTTAGGTAGATCATTTGCCGTTAAGTACGGATTAATCAGAGCAATTATTGGTAAATCTGGAAAAGAAACTGGTAAATTGGGTGGAACTGATTTTCCGGGTATTGCTGAATTGGCTTATAAGGGTACAAAAGATTTAACAGAAAAGCAAGCTGATTTGCTTAGTAAAACAATTCAGTTGGGAACCATAGGTGCAAGCTTCTTTGCTTTAGGTTATTTGAATAGTAAAAATGTAGAGAAAAACGAAGATGGTTCTTATGAGGTTATGGGTAAGCATGTTCCTAAAAATTTAATACACATACCAGAATACGAAAGTATTATCAGCGGAGCGGAAACGGCTCATAAATTTAAGGAAAGTGGTGAGTTTCTTAAATCTTATTTAGAATCGGACATGGAGATTGTTAAAAATAATCCATTCATTTCATTCTTGCAGTATGGGGCTATTCCAAGATTAGCTGGTATAGTAGTTAATAAAAAAGAAGATGATAAGGTTGGTAAATCTTCTGATGTTGTTGCTAAGAAAATTGCAGACATGGTGGTTCCGGGTTTCTCAAAGCAAATAGCCGAATCTTTTGATAAAAAAGAAGGCGAAGGTTTTCGCCCAATGGGAGAAACCATTAAAAGATACCCTGCTGGCGAATGGTCTGATAGATTTTGGCAACAATTTGAATTGGGCTTACCGGGCTTAAGAAAGAATGTTCCTACTGAAGCTCAAGGTGCTGACATTAAAGATATAATGAAAGATATGCCGGGCAAGAAGTATGAGAAGCAGAGGGGTGAAATCATAGAAAAACTTAAGAAGATAAACTATTAAATTTAATACTATGCCATTTAAGTCAAAGGCTCAAGCGGCTTACTTTAATATTCATAAGAAAGAGCTTGAAAAACAAGGGGTAGATGTCAATGAATGGAACAAAGAGAGCAAAGGTTTGAAGCTCCCAAAAAAAGTAAGCAAACTGGAGGCTATGAAGAAAAGAAAAAAGGGGTAATATAGCCATATTTTTCTTATATTTGATGTAAAATTTATACAAAATGCCGTTAGTACCTAATTTTACAGCGAGCCAATTTAGCGGAACTCCATCAATTATAACTTTAACAGATACATCAACTGGTTCTGATGTAACTATAGCAAAAAGAAGAGTATATCTTCTTCAATCAAATGGTACTTTTTTGGTGCCAACTGGAACTACTACAACCTATATTGAGTGGGATTTGGTAGATACAAGTATTGATTTGAATGTGTTATCACAAGATACTGCACTTAGTATTACTGTACAATGGTTGACATCAGGGAATGTGGTGGTAACCTCAAAGACAATTTCATTCGCGTTTACAGCATATAACGAAACATTTTATTACGGATTGACAGAGCAGCAAGTAGCTAGTCCTGCAATCGTAAATAGTACGTTTTGGTATCAAAATAAAATGATATTGCGCGTTGAATTGGATTCAGCGGTACAGGCAATTACATTTGCATCTGATATATTTAGTTCTCAACAAGCACTAAATAGAGCAACTTATCTTGTTACAAATTCAAATTATTACTTCTAATGTTAGTTACAGAAGATGTTATATCAATAGCGGAAATTTCGCAATATTTATGGGCTGATACAATCAGTTCAAATAATCAATTAATGGGCGGAACCATTGATCCATTTAGAGCACAGCAACTTTATATGGAAAGAAAAGCGCTACAATATGGTAATGCTCAAAATCTTTCTGGTCTTGCAGGAGCAACTTCCTATGTGTATGCTTTGTGTGGAGCTCAATTGCAGTTAGCAATACAAATTTATGGTACAGGTCAATCTGGTGGAGGTGTAATTCCGGGCGGCGGCGGAAATTTCAGCGTATACGAATATTCAACTAATGCAGTTGCTGGTTCGTTTACAGTTTATTTCCCAGAAGCGATTGGCAAAAGATGTATCAATGCATTTAGACAAGGTAACAATATAGGTACTATATTAACATCAGGAACTCCAACGGGGAATCAAGTGGTATGGGATAAAACAACTGGCGCACTTACAGTGGCATCAGATGTTCCTTTTTACAGCAATGAATTTGTTCGTGTGATAGTTCAACAATAAAAATATTCAAGGTGGCAATACAGAATTTAATCAGCGGTGACTTAAAGCTTAGGGATGAAAATGGTATATTAGTTGCAGTAGATGGTATTGTATTTGCCGATACTTCTGGTACTATAGGTACATCTGGAAGCAGTGGAACTAGTGGTAGCAGTGGTAGTTCATCTACTTCTGGTACTAGTGGTACTTCTGCGATAGGTTCTTCTGGTTCTAGTGGAACTTCTGGTTCTTCTGGTATTAATGGGACTTCAGGCACGAGTGGATCTTCTGGTAGTTCGTCTACCTCTGGCACTTCAGGTAGCTCAGGAACAGCTGGAACTTCAGGTACGACAGGTACTTCTGGAAGCTCTGGTACTTCGGCTACTTCAGGGACTTCTGGTACATCAGCTACTTCTGGTACTGATGGTACAGGTGGAACTTCAGGTACAAGTGGTACGTCTGCAACAAGCGGTACTTCTGGTACGACAGGAACTAGTGGCAGCTCTGGAACAAGCGGAAGCAGTGGCACTTCGGGTACAACAGGTACTTCGGGTACTTCTGCTACTTCAGGTTCTAGTGGCACCTCTGGAACTGATGGTACAGGTGGAACAAGCGGTACTTCAGGTACTGATGGAACTTCTGGAAGCAGTGGCACAAGTGGTACAACTGGAACTTCTGGAACTTCTGGCACAAGTGGATCTTCGGGATTATCTGGAACGAATGGAACTTCTGGCACAAGCGGAACAGCAGGTACTTCAGGTATAAACGGTATGAATGGTGTTGCAGGTGGTCTTGTGTACTATCTGAATCAATCTTTAAATACCAGTTCTGCTTTTGGTACTCCAACATATAAGCAATGGTCACCTACAGCAGTAGTAGGAGCAGAGCAAACTGTAGTTACAAATGTAGCGCCAAATACAAGAACATTAATTGCAACTTTTGCAACTGATTCAGGTGTGCCTAATCTAACAAGCATACCTGCTGGTAACTGGGCTTGGGTAACGCACTTTTCTATTGATACAAATAGAAGTGTAGCAGTAGACATAGAACTTTATAAATACACAACGGGTGGTGTTTCAACACTTCTAGGTACTACAAACCTAGATACAGAGTCTATGTCAACAAATGTTATCAGAGAGTTTTTTACAGATTTGTTTTTAGGTCAAACCGCATTAAACGAAACAGATAGACTTTATTGTCAAATATATGCTGAATTTACTGGCGGTGGTAGTAATCATAATATAACTTTTTATACAGAAGGTACGAGTAACTACTCATACGCTCAAACAACATTCAATCCACCAAGTGGTACTTCTGGAACAAGCGGTAGTTCAGGCGTAAATGGTAGTTCGGGTAGTTCAGGATATTCTGGCACAAGCGGATCTTCTGGTTCAAGTGGCGTAAGTGGAAGTAGTGGTACAAGTGGTTCTTCTGGAACAAGCGGTACTTCTGCGACTAGTGGAACTTCTGGCACAAGCGGTGTTGACGGAAGCGCAGGAACAAGTGGCACTAGCGGTACATCTGCTACTAGTGGATCTTCAGGAACTACCGGTACTTCAGGTTCAAGTGGTACGAGTGGTTCAAGTGCAACGAGTGGAACTACCGGTACGTCTGGTACTTCTGCAACATCTGGAACAAGTGGTACAACAGGAACCTCTGGTACTAGTGGCAGCTCAGGTGTAAATGGTACGTCCGGAACCTCTGCTACAGCTGGTACATCTGGAACTAGTGGATTTACGCCTACCAATCAAGTAACGGGTACAGGTACTACTAACTACCTACCTAAGTTTACAGGTACAAGTACAATAGGGAATAGTCAAATATTTGATAATGGTACAGTTATAGGTATTGCAACAACGTCTTTAGTAGCAGATGCTTTATTACCAATTCAAATTAATGCAGGTGCTTCAGGACAGGCTTATTTTGCTTCTAACAACAATGGTGGTTATGGCTTATTAATGGGTTATGACAATGCCAATGGATATGCAAGAATAAGAAACGTATCTAATACTGCTTTAACATTTGAAACAAACAATACCGAAAGATTAAGGCTAACCGCTTCAGGCAATTTAGGATTAGGAGTTACACCGAGTGCGTGGAGAACAACCGAAAGGGCTTTACAAATTGGTGCTACAACTTCGGTTACGGACATATCAAATTTTGCAGTATTTAGAAATAATAACTTTGTCAATACAAGCGGACAAGAAATTTATTTAACTACCAATGGGGCAAGTGCTTTAGTATTAGCACCAAATTCCGAATATAGATTTTTACAAGCAGCAGCAGGAACGGCAGGTAACGCTATATCCTTTACCCAAGCAATGACGTTAGATGCGAATGGTAGATTGGGAATAGGAGCAACTTCAATGACTTATGCTTTACAAGTCAATGATACGGCAGGTGGCAATATGTTTAGGTTTGCATCTGGTTCAACTGTATTAGATTATTATGTTAGCGGTGGCAACCCTTCTTTTGGTACTGCATCAAATAACGATTTAAGATTTAGAACAAATGACACTACCCGTCTTACAATAGCCTCTACAGGAGCAGCTACTTTTTTTGGAAAAACAAATATATCAAAAGCTATTTCTGATTATGCTTTCACAATTACAAATACCGACTCCGATGGTTATGGAATGTATATACAAGCAGGTAGCACTAACAATGCTATTGATGTATATAATGCAGCAGGTACTACTCAATTATTTAAACTAACAGGAGCAGGAGCAGCTACATTCTCAAGTAGTGTAACGGCAACAGAGTTATATTTATCTACTTCAAATGGTTTAGTTGGGAATATTAATTCAAGCAATGCAAATGGTGGATATTTAACTTGGCAAACAAGTGGAACTACTATTGCGGATATTGGTACTGCACAACAAATATTTGGTAGTGGCGGAAATGCTACTTTCGGTATTAATGGTAGAGGCACAAGAGCAATAGCTTTCGGTACGAACAATACCGAGAGAATGAGAATAACCTCAGCAGGTAACATAGGGATTGGTACAACAAGTCCACAAGCTGACTTACATATATATAGAACAGGTTCAACTGGAACTATTACAACAGGCTTAAAAGTCAATCACGAGTGTAATGCTGATGATTTTGTAGTTTTTTTTACAGGCAATGAGTCAGTAGCAACAAATAGATTTGTAATGCTACAAGGCGGTAATATAGGTATAGGTACAAGTTCGCCAAGTCAGTTGTTACATTTAAAAACTGAGTTAGCAACAAGTAGCGGTGTAGGTACTGCAATACAAATAGAAAGTAGCGGTGCGGGTGGCGACCAAGCGTGGATTGGGGTTAATAAAGGTACAGGTAATGGATTAGAGATTTCAGTTGAAAATAGAGATATAATATTTAACACAGGTGCAACAAGTCCGTTTGGTGGAAGCGAACGTATGCGCATAACAAGTGGGGGTGATGTATTAGTAAACGCAACATCAACAACTCAAGGAGCTAAGTTCTATGTAAATGGAATAGGTGCTTTTGGAAGTGTATATGTTGGAGCATTAGGCACAGGAACCGTTTACTCAAATGCAGGTTTCCTAACCAATACCAACCCTTCAGACAGAAGATTAAAAACCAATGTCATACCACTTACCTATGGTTTAGCTGACATATTAAAACTAAATCCAGTTTCATATAATTGGAAAGACGGAACCAATGGTAAACAATTTGGATTCATAGCACAAGAAGTACAAGAAGTAATGCCTGATGCAGTAAAGCAAGGAGAGTACCTTGGGCTTGAAAAAGACGCTATCTATTCAGCTTTGGTAAACTCTGTAAAGGAACTTAATAAAGAAATAGAAATATTAAAATCACAATTAAATAAATAAAAAATGGCAACAACAGTATTTTCATGGACCATCAGCCAGCTCAATTGCGCTGTAGAATCTGAGGGCTTACCTGATGTGATCAATATGATACATTGGAGATATAACGCAACACAAGAGCATGATGGTAAGATCTATTTCGCTGATACCTATGGTTCATCAAGTGTAGCACAACCAAATCCACAAAACTTCATTCCTTACGCAGACGTAACAGAAGCCGAAGTTATCGGTTGGTTAGAAGAAATATTGCCTGTTGATGCTATGCAATTAGCTTTAGAGAACAATATTGCTTTACAGATTAACCCTGTTGAAGTGACACTTCCATTACCTTGGCTTGCAACTACTACAACTACAACAACTTTAGCTCCATAAATATTTTTTTTAATTAAATTAATTTATTAGTTTTGTTAAAAATATATATATGAAATCAATTGAACTAGTAGTAGCTAAAGAAAACATTGGTGGTAGAGATACCTTTTTAACCACTTATGATTTATTAAAATCAGCCATTAATAATCCAACACAAGGAGGATTTAATGTTGATGAAATGATCAAAAGACTTCGTTTATTAGGTGAAGTTGAAAAGCACAAAGACTTATTTGAAATTAATCCAGAAAATTTTAAGGATGAGTTTCTTGAAAGAAAAGCCACGCTAGAATTAGAAGATGCTGATTTTACCAAGTTAAAAGAGCTCTTCAAAGAAATGAAGTGGGGAGTGGTATCAAAGACAATTGTTGATTTAAGCAATCAATTAGACAAATAGTTTTTTGGTTTAGTGGTTTAATAATAAATTAAGCAGGCTGCGAACCTGCTTTTTTTATTTCATCTATTACCATATCAGGAGTAATACTATTCTGACATTCAAATTGTCTATCTGTTCCCTTATGTTTAGGGCAAAATGCCCAATCTCCAGCATCAAATCTTATATCTGGCTTATTCCAACAACCATGACAGACATTTGTATTGTAAGGTCTTATACATTCAAATTCATGGTTAATATCAGTAAATCCTGCAATCATGATAACTTTCTTGCCTAATCCAAAAGCAAGCCATGAAATTCCTGATGATAATCCTATGAAAATTTCAGAATAATGTATAACAGACATTGTATTTTCTATGCTAGTATCTTCCAATTGGTAGCAGTTGTTAAATGGATTGCGTTCTTTTGATGTATTTATGACATTGTAGCCACTTTCCACCAAAAAGTCTATAACCTCCTGCCAATGACTTCTGAGCCAAAATTTAAGCCCTGAAGTGCTATTTGTAGCTATTGTAACATATTTGCCGTATTTATTGTTACCTATGTCATATTTTAATCTTGGTCTAACTTCCTCAAAATCCAGTCCCAATATATTACTAGCTGCCTTTTGTAGCGGAATAGTATTGCATAATACAGGCTCTCTGTTTGAATCATAAAACCATCCAATCTTGTACATAGCATAACAACTTATAGAGCTGCCCGGCTCTACTAATTCTAATTCCGGATAGTCCAGTATTTTATTCCAAAAAGTAGATACAATGACTTTGCACTGATGCTTTTTTCTAAATTCTTCACAATATCCAATCCAAGCCAATGTGTCCCCTAAACTCTTGCTTTCAAAAGATATAAAGACTCTTTTGCCATGCAAATCCAATACGTTTTCATAGATTAAATCTCTGTCCTGATATACATACGTTTTCCATTTGGTATAGTATTGTCTATTAAGTCTTACCCAGCTATTGCTTTTGATTACACTTTGGTATTGGCATACATCATTTTCATCATAAAATCTAACATCAAAGTCACTATCGCTTTCTCCTTTTATTTCAAGGAAAGGGTGGTTGATGAAGTTTTGTAAGATGCGGACGGATTGTTTTTTAATAGGAAACTTTACGATTTCTTCGTACATCTTAACATGATCTAATGCAAAATTTATTGAATTATTGTTATTTGGTATATTGTAATCTCTTGTAATAGTATATAAATCGCTATCTAATGGCTTTATGTATTTGTCTAAGGTGTCTTTGTAAGCTGGTAGGTTATTGGCTATAATCGGTAATCCAACCTCAATAGCATGTCGTATAGACAATGGGGAACATTCATTAGTAGAAGGGAATATGAATATGTCAGCTGCCTGCAAAAGAATATCAATATCGCTTCGCTCTCCAAGTGCCTTAAAATTTGTTGGCAAATCTTTAATCAAATCCTCCCAATAAAACTGAAAATTTCCGGCCATGTTACCAGCTACTACAAAATCAATATCCGGAAAATTCCGCGCAATAGCAATTGTTTCTTTTTGATTCTTTTGTGGTGTCCAAAGTCCAATATGTAATGCAGTTTTTCTATCTAAGGAAAATCCAACTTTCTTCTTTGCTTCCAACTTCATGTCAGAAGTTACCTCTTTTTCTTCTATTGGGTACTGAATTGTGAAATATTTAGAGTCCATGTTTGCGTACACATCTTCATGAAAAGGAGTACAAAAAGCGTACAAATCTGGGTGGAATACCTTATCTGCATCAGGATTGAAAATGTTATCATGTGGGGTTTCTACAATTCTGTAAGTCCTATTATTTGAATATAAAGCTTTCGCAAGCTCTCTTGGTAACCTTTCAGCCACATCTTCAATATGGACTATATCTGGATTTATCTGGTTAATAATATCCATTACGCGCATCTTATTCTCACCAGCTTCATAAAACCTATCACCAAGCAAATCTACTATCTGATTCCTTTGAACCACATAAGCAGATCCATGAAAATTAAGCTCAATGCAATAAACTTCTATTCCCGAATATGCAAGTAAGCTTTGTATTCTTTTAAGCGCAAACATAGGTGCGCCACCCGTACTCAAATGGTACTCAATTAGTAATACTTTCATGTTTTTTTGAATTCAAGTTTTTAATTAATTGTTCTCTCATTCTCTCTATAAATTCAGGGCTTCTTTTTTTGCCTTTATTTGCTAAAGAAATTTTATTTTTTGCTTCTTGACTAAGATTTTTCCCAAGCATTGGTGGATTTATTTTAACTCTTTCTCTTTGTTTTTCATTCATTTCCTCAGTTCTCTTTTTGCCTTTATTCCCTAATGATATTTTTTTCTTTGTTTCTTCTGAATGGTTTTTCCCCCAATTTGGACTTAACTCTTTCTTTTTTCCCCACATTGCATTTTTTTCTTTTTCAAATAATCCAGTTACTCCTTTGTTCCAAGATGGTTTACCAAAACAAGGATGATTTTCTCCTTTTTTTGCAGATATTTTCATTTTTTGTTTAGTTTCTTCTGAATGTTTTTTGCCCCAATTTGGACTTAATTCTTTGGATTTACCAAACATAGCATTTTTAACACCCTTGCTTCTTTCGGAAAACTTCTTTTTTGTTTCTTCAGTATGTATAACTCCAAATGCTCCATCGCCACCATCTGTTAAATTGCATAAATTACCCAAGTTATTATTTCTTCTTCCGTAAAAAGAAATTAAATATTTTTCAATAGAACATGCCTCTTCCCATAATATATCCCTATGTGTTATTTCAACTATTATGCCGTATTTATCTTTTATTTTGTTCCAGAATTGGTTTCTTCTACTATTTATTTGGTATGCTCTTTTGTCAGATTTACCAATTCCAACATAAAATACGTTTAAAAATGGATCTTCAATATCCTTCCTTCTGTGTATATAAACTATTGCCATAAAACAAAAAATGCCCAAAATAGAAGGCTTATTCCCTTTATAAGATAATGTATAGGGACATCTAAATTGGGCAAAAAGTTTGTAATATTTTTAATCATATATAAGGGAATAAGCACTATAAAGATAGTAAATTATTCTCATAATAGTTCTATTTCTTTTTTAACTTCTTGCCAATATGATATTTCATTATGCAATCCACTCCATTGTGATGACCATTCAATTATTTCGTCTACTGCTATTAAGGCACATTCTTTAGCAATAGTTTTATTTATTCCGTATGGTATGTCAGTAGTTGTTTGTATCAAAAACCTCATACACAAGTTATTAGCTTTTTCTTTTGGTGTCATAGGTTATTCGCTTTGGTCATAGGTTATTTTGTAATATTCTTCATTATTTATTTTTAAAGATATTTCTTCATAAGTTTTACCTTCAAAAGGATATTCGCCATTCCAACCTTCGCCACTAATTACGAATCCATCAAGTCTTGCATCTAATATCTGGTCTTTTTCAATTTTTTTAGCTTGTTCCCATATACTTGACTCTTTATTAATTTTTTCTATTGCTGAATCTGTTGATGTATTATTTTTTGATAATTCGTTATATAGCCATTCTATTGCGGTTTTCATAGGTTATTTGTTTTAAACTGTCGACAAAGTGTCTACGGTTGGTTATAGGTTTGGTTGTAATACCTTTCTCCGCTAAACATTGTTTTGTTTATTTCCAATGCCTCATCTAAATCGCAGGCCTTGTAACCATTTTCAAAATCATTTACTATCTGCTCCTTTTCTTTTTCAAGATATTCAGAATACTCTTTAGTTAATTCTTCAATGATTCTATTTTGAATAACGATGGCATCATACATAATACAATCATTCATACCTCCAAGTATCTGTGTTTGCTCATCTTGATACTTTCTTCTTTCCATATATGCTATGTGAAAGATTAATTCTTGCATTGCTGTTTTCATAGGTTATTTGTTTAGTTGGTTTATAAATTCCTTAATCTTTTCAATGTTTTTTTCTCCATGATAGAAAAGGAGGTGTTCTTTATGTGAAGGTACTTTAATCCATGGCCCTATTAAATTATCATGACCAGTAAATTCTAGGTCTTTGTGTAGTCCATTGATGTAGCAGTATGGTAATCCTGAAAACGTCATACGCTTATACAGAAGGGCTTGAAGTATTGTTTCTTCATGGAAGGGTGCGTAATAGTTGTGGTTCTTTAATACTTTAGGGTGGTTGCACATCCAGTACCACTCATCTAAAAACTCAATGGTATTTTGCCCAGCAACATAATATCCTGTTTGCCTGTATCTGTTACGGACATACTGGTTTATGTTAAATAGTTCACAGGCTGGTGCTTCTAATGTAGTGCTTAAATCCGCCCTACTTTCAGCGCCACCTCTACCATTGACCATAAGATATTCATAGATACCTTCTGTAAAATAGGGGTGACTAGATTCTTCATTATAGAAAGTAAAGATGTTGTCAACAAATGGACTAGCCACAGAGTCAGAATCCACATACGCAATCGTTTCAGCATAGTTTTCCAGTGCATGTTTGGTTATTAAAGGTCTTTGTATAAGTAATTTGTAGATGCTTTTATTGGATCTATCAATGTAGTCGGCCCTTTGTTTCAGATGCTTTACATCACAATCCCATCTTATTGTTTCAGTATTTTCAATCTTTTTATCAGAGTTAAGCATGTAAACTAGGATTGGTATCTCGCTGAACTTACGGATTGATTCAACGCACAATTGAACCAAATCGGCATACGACTCATCTGCATATAGCAAATAAGCTTTCTTATGCTTGTAAGTTCTGTTTACATAGTAACCATAGTACTGGTTGGCATATAGTAGTTGTAATTCTGGGTATCTGGTTTCCATAACCTCCGGAGTTAAATCAGGCTGCAAATGAGTTTCATGGGCATTGCCTTCATGCTCTCCCTGTTCCATAAGATATGGCACTGCCACCAAGCACTGCTTACCACTGGTTACTATCTTTCTGATTATACTTTGTGCATCTTCCACGGACAAATGCTCCAGCACATCACCCATGATGATAAACTCGTAATAATCAAAGTGAAAGCCAACTACGCTCTGTATAAATACGTTGTTGTATTTCTTATCTAATTGGTAATTAACTACATAGGGTTCGTATATCTCTACGCAATCCATGTAGTAGCCATAGTTTTTTAGCATATCAGAATAGGTGCCAATACCAGCGCCTACATCTAATATCTTTTTGTTTACGGCTACGTTATCTACAATGTAATCCCTGACTTCTTGTTTGAAAAATTGAAAGCTAGTTGGCATAAAATTAATTTAATTAAGCAAAAGTAATTAATTTAATTAAATAAATATATCTTTGCCTAAAATAATTATTATGAAAATAGAAGTAAGCATTGGCGAAATAGCCGATAAGTACACCATCTTAACCATCAAATCATTTGAAATTTTAGACGAGCAAAAGCAAATTAACATTAAAAAAGAATGGAAGTACATCAATAGTGTAATAAAAGAAAGCTTTCCTGAATTAGCCGCAGATCCATTGACACATAGGCTTTTGGATATAAACAGGCAGTTGTGGGTGGTAGAAGATTCCCTCCGAGATTGCGAAAACGACAGGGAGTTTGATAAGTTGTTTGTCTTTTTGGCAAGGCAGGTTTACAGGCTAAATGACCAAAGAGCAGACATCAAGAAGCAAATCAACATAAAGTATAAGTCCGACATTGTGGAGGAGAAGTCGTATAACGCTTATTAATTTATATTTTTTGCGCACAATTTGACAGAAAAAAGTTATTTTTGATAGATGAATAGACTCGCTATCATAATGATTTTTTTCTGCTCCTGTGCTTCGGTTAAAAAAACCGAGAGGAGAATGGATAGTACAGTTGTAAGATCCATTGATAGTGTGAGAGTTACGTTCTATGATAGCGTTACAAAAGTAATAGAAAAAGAACAATATTTTACCAAAACCATTACATACTACGATACCTTATGGGTAACCAAAGATAGTATGATAACCATACCAAAGTACACAGAAGTATGGACAACTGGTACACGCGAAAGGCAATCTGAAGCCAAGCTAACCAAAACCGACTCTGCCAATATTTCAAAAGCAGAAGAAATCACGAAAACATTAGTAGAAAAAGATAAGAAGAAAATGGCCAATAACTTTTACAAGTTCTTGTTCTTTGTTCTTATTGCCCTTGTCGTTATTTACATTTATACCAAGCTCAAAAAATGAAACGTATAAATCATAATATCAAAGGGTATGTATTCGCTTTAGTTTACGTTATTATTGTACTCTTAATATTATTATTTATATGAAAAAATTATTCAACTGGGTGGCTGGATTTTTCTCAGCAGATAGCCCAAATTCAAGCAAAAGACTTGTAGGTATTGTAGGTGCTGGTTTCTTATACTGGACACTTTATTCAAATTCACATAGCGAAAACCATATAGCTCCAGCCGAATCATTGGTATGGGGTACTGTAACTTTGGTATGCACTTCTTTAGGATTAGCTTCTGTAAAGGAGATAGGAGATTTAATTGGTAACTTTAAAGGCAATAAAACATCTGAATAGAAATGGAAGCAGCAATCCAAAAACAAGTTGAACAAACTTGGCACTCAAAGGCGTCATTAGTTATTTTACTTCTAACTATATTAGGTGGATATTATGGGCTTACTGGTAAGTTTGAAGAAGATGGTAAAAAGTATGAAAACCATGAGGTTCGTATCGGTCAGTTAGAGGCGGATAAAAAAGAGATGAGAGATGATATTAAAGACATCAAAAAAACTAACGAGCAGATATTGATTTTATTACAAAATAAAGAAGATCGTAAATAATGGCAAAGGCAGTAAGAAAAAAAGCAGAAGAATCAGAAGGTTTAAAGATAGGGGCTAACCCTCTACCTATAAGCTTTGCTCAATTCTCAAAGAATCCAGTCGTTGGTACTATGTTCTTGGTTATCATAGGTATTTCAGCTTTGTATGTAGACATTAGAAGCACTTTTAACAAGCAGATTGATGGTCAAGGTAGCAAGATTGAGAAGCTAGAAGTAAAGGTTGATGTGTTGCAAGATGCGGTTCGTAGATGTGATAGTTCTTTATCATCAGCAACAACCAAGTTAAGTACTTTAAATCAATTAGGTAAGATACAAAATATCAAGTAATGAAATATTTATTCATTTTATTCGTTCTGTATGGGTGTCAATCTGCAAGCACGCAAGCGGTAAGTGATGAAAATATGAAGGAGCTAGAGTTCCAGAAGCTTATGCAGGGGGTTCAAAAAACCAACGAGTTAAGCGCAATAACACAACAAAAGGCAGCAGAAAAAGAGGTTCAGATAGTAGGAAAGGCTGTATCAACTATAGTAAGTTTAAAATCAGAAGTTAACCAATTAAAATCTGAACTAAATGAAATTAAAAGCAAGCTTGACTCTGCTAATACTGTTGACACTAGCAGCGAGAAATTCCAGCTTCGCCCAATACGTTAAGAAGATAGGCGGAGAGGAAAAGATAATCATAAGTAGAGCAGAAGGGCAAAAGATTAATGCTGCCTTTGATAGCCTTAACAATGTGGTTAGCTATCAAAATAATAAGATAGATAGTTTATTGAAGCGACACGAGTCTGTAAAAGATAGTTTGAAGTTAGAGATTTATAGTTTGTTTAGAATTAAAGATACATTGAACTATCAGAATAAAGTTAGTATAGATACTCTTAATGATTACAAATCAAGATACTATAAAAATATAGCTATATACAATCAGTTTGAAAAAGATGTGAAGTTTGAACAAAAGCTACATAAATTCAATAGTGTCTTGTTTACATTATTAGTAATATTTCTTTACTCTCAAATAAAATAAAATGAAATTAGAAGCGTTATCAACAAAAATTCCTGCTAACGTAATGGAGGAAATACCTTTGATTATTGAAAAATTTGGTATTGATGGTCCGTTGAGGCTATCTCATTTTTTATCTCAATGCGCCCATGAAAGCGGTAACTTTAAGTTCGTAAAAGAAAACTTAAACTATTCTGCTGATGGCCTTCGTAAGATATTCCCTAAATATTTTCCAACTATAGAATTAGCAAACAAGTATGCAAGACAACCAGAAAAGATTGCCAACAAAGTTTATGGTGGACGCATGGGTAATGGTGATGAAGCTTCAGGAGATGGTTTTAAGTTCAGAGGTCGTGGTTATATTCAGCTTACTGGTAAGGATAATTACGCAGCGTTTGATAAGTTTGTAGATGATGATATTATGGCTAATCCGGATTTAGTGGCTACCAAATACCCACTTACTTCTGCTGCCTTCTTCTTCCATAAGAATAAGTTATGGGACGTATGCGACAAAGGTCATGGCGATGATGTAGTGTTGGCAGTTACAAAGCGTGTGAATGGTGGTACTCATGGCTTGACTGATAGACAAGAGAAATTTGATTTATTCCATAGCACACTAGCATAATGGCAAATCAGCATACAGGTCCAACACAGAAAAATAGATTATTAAGAGAGCTCTTATTGGAGTTCCCTAATAGTTCTAAATCTAATTTAGGGAAAATAGCATTTGAAAGGTATCCTCATTTGTTTGATAATCCTGAAGCGGCTAGAATGATGATTAGGCAGATAACTGGAGCTAATGGCGAAATACATAGAAAACATACAAAAAACATAATGGAACACAAACCACAATTACCTCCTTCAAATTGCAAGGAAAGAGAATTTCAAATTCTACCAAAAGAGTGTAGTAATATACTTTGGTTATCTGATGTACATATCCCTAACCAAGACAATGAAGCCATTGAATTAGCCGTTAAATATGGCAAAGAGCATAATATAAACTGCATTGTATTAGGAGGTGACATATTGGATAACACTCCGTTTACAAGCCATGATGCGCCACCGCCGGGCCTAGATGATGTTAGAACATGGTTTCAATATGCCAAACAATTTATAGAATATCTAAAATATCAATTCCCTAAAGCCAAGTTCTATTGGATTGAAGGTAATCATGACGCGTGGATTAAGCGCTATCTAATGAAGAAGGCTCCAATATTATTCAGTGATGAGTATTACCACCTTCCACAAAGAATGAAGCTTGATGAGTTGGGTGTAAAGTTCTTTGCGGAGCATGTAGTTTTAATGGCTGGTAAGTTGCAGATGCATCATGGTCACACAATGATTCGTGGAGTATTTGCTCCCGTAAATGCAGCCAGAGGATTATTCCTTCGTGTTAAATCAAATGCTATCATTGGTCATGTGCATACCACTAGCCATCACGTTGAGAAAACATTGAAAGGAGAAACCATTGGTACATGGTCGGTTGGTTGTCTTTGTACGCTGGCTCCGGATTATGATCCACATGGAACAAAACACAATTTAGGATTTGCTCATATTTTAGTAGAAAAGAACGGAGATTTTAAGGTAAATAATATAGCTATTCATGAAGGACGTATCATCTAAAGTAGATCACCCAGCGCACTATAACGCTGGAAAAATAGAATGTATAGATGCCGTTGAGGAGGCAATAAAAGGATTAGACGGAGATGAAGCATTTGCCATTGGTAATGCCATCAAGTATTTGTGGAGGTGGAAGCGCAAAGGCGGTAAAGAAGATTTAAAAAAAGCAGTTTGGTATATTGAAAGATTAATCAACAATCCAAATAAATGAAATTCCCTATAGATAATAAGTTCAAGCCCTTTGTAAACTCTCTCAAAAGGCAATGCAGAGAGTATAAGATAGAGCTGGTCTTATCGCCTAGCAAAAAGGTTGTTGTTACCGGTGATTTTGAAACTGAATGTGGGGGTTACTTTGACGGAGATGATAAACTTCTAGTGGTTGCGTGTGGTAAGCCATTTGCCATGTGGTCCGAAATATTAGTACACGAATCCTCTCACATGGATCAATGGAAATCAGATGAAAGATGGGATAAATGGGGTATATCATGCAGCAATATGTGGGCATGGCTATCGGGAGATAAGATAATGAACAAGAGCCAAGTGTCAAAAATGCTTGATGATATGATAGAGCTGGAGAAGGATTGTGAGATGAGAGCGGTGGAAAAAATAAAGAAGTGGGGGCTACCAATAAATATTCCATTGTATACCCAGAAAGCCAACATCTACCTTTATAGCTATGGCTTAATGGATAAGCTAAAAAAGTTCCCTACCGATATTTACAGAGATACAAAGCTGATAGAAATGGCTCCAACTACCTTTCAAAAGAACTACAAAAGAGTGCCAGAAAAGATAGCCAAGCACATGATTGAATTTTATTCCAAAAAATAATTTTTTAATTTAATTAACTCGGTTAACTTTGGAAAAAAAACACATGAAACTAAGATTTATTTGCGCTCAACCAACTTCCCTTTATTATGCATGGCAAGTAGAAGTTATGATAAATAACTTTATTGAAATGGGTATAAATCCTAATATGATAGACATTGTTTGTTGGAAAATAAATGATGTTATTCCGGAGGAGTGGACTAAGCTGGCTGCCAATTATCCTGCAAGGTTCTTTTTTTATTCTGATACCAGAGAAACCTCGCATTACATATCTTCAATACGTCCTAATATCTTAAAGCAGCACTTTGCAGCGCATCAATACATAGAGCAAGAGGCAGTCCTTTATCATGATTGCGATATAGCTTTTACCAAAAAGATAAACTGGGAGCAGTTTCTTGAAGATGACAAGTGGTATGGATCTGATTGTCGCTGGTACATAGCCCATAGCTACATATTAGGCAAAGGCCAAGACGTAATGGATAAGATGTGTGAAATAGTAGATATACCAGAAACATTGGTAAAAGACAATGAACTTAACTCAATCGGAGCGCAATATTTAATGAAAGGCGTCAATGCGCGGTTTTGGGCGGACGTTGAAAAAGACTGCGAAAGACTATTCCATGAGGTAACGCAACTTAATAATGAAAAGAAGCAAGCGGATCCAAGTCATCATGAATTACAGATATGGTGTGCAGATATGTGGGCGGTGCTATGGAACGGCTGGAAGCGTGGAGCGGAAACAGTTTGCCATCCAGAATTAGAGTTTTCATGGGGTACAAGTACAGAAGCAGATTGGGATAGGTTAAATATATTCCACAATGCCGGTGTTACTACATCTGCCGGTGGGTTGTTTTACAAAGCAGAATACATGAATCAGTTGCCTTATGGTGCAACATTGAATATAAACGAGGGAACGGCCAGCAAGAAATACTGGGATATTATACAAGAAACCGCTAAAAAATCAGTTTTATTATGACAACAAAAGTAGTAGAGTCGGAGAATCCACTTGAACATTGGAACGACATCCAGAATGTAGAAGGCAAAGTGGTGTTGGATTTAGGGTGCGGTTGGTTGTTCCAGCCATTTGAATCAACTCCGCAATATTTCATAAATAGAGGGGCTAAAAAAATAATTGGTGTAGACGCATCATGCGGAGAGATTGAGAAACTAAATTCAACCTTCCCTGAACATACTTTTATTTGTAAAACCATTTCTAATTTTGATGATTTGCTTGGCTTGATTACGGATCATAAGCCACAATTAATTAAAATGGATATAGAAGGCCATGAGCAACACATGAAGCATATTACTGCTGAACAATTTGAATCAGTGGAGGAGATAGCGGTTGAATACCACAATCCTACATGCAAAGAAATACTAGAAAAAAAATTAACTGAATTAGGTTTTGAGATATTTGCAACTAATCAATTTGGTTGGTTCTGCACAGATATTGAGCAAATGGGCATAATGCACGCAAAAAGATAATATGATCATAAATAAAGCAACATACGGAGGTCAAGATTGTACTCAATTAATTAAGGATAAAGTAGTATCAGATAAGCTTGTAGTAAGAGCTAATAATGATATTATAGGCGATCCGGCCGTTGGGGAGGTAAAGTATTTAGAGCTGGATATAGACGGCAATTTATTTAGTGTAAGGGAAGGTGGGGTATTTGTATATCCCAAGTCTAAAAGTAAAAAATTAGGCATATTCTATTCCAATAACAACAATAAAAAGATATGGCCTTCAATATACAAGTCATTAAATACAATTAAGCAAGCCAGTAATGGAGTTGCGGACATTGTTACTTGTATGTGGGAGCCTATGCCGGAAAACCCTTTCTATCAAGTTAGAAGCTGGTACCAATCCCAATCTCATCTTAATCAGTTGCTCCAAATTATGCAGTGCCTTTACGCTGCACAAGAAACCGGTGAATATGATTACGTTTCTTTTTTAGAGCATGACGTAATGTATCCAGAAGGATACTTTGATTTCCCTGAATTTGAGAGGGGCAGCGTTCTTACCAATATGAACTATGGCGGTCTTTGTATTAATGGTTGGCAAGAAAGAGGCCAAGATGATGAGCCATTTCACCAAATGACTATGAGATTTGAAGATGCCATTGAGCATTGCTTGTCAATTTTGCCTAATGCCCTAAAAACGAACAGCGGTATGATTGAAAATCAAACAATAAGGCGGATCCAATGGAACTGCCAAAATCAAGCTATTCATATCAATCATGGCGTACATTTTACCAGCCATAACTCAATATATCGCAAAGATAATTTATCTTTAACTCATAATTACTGGGGCGAATTGTCTAGTTATACCAATTTATTTGTATGAACAAGTTAAAAGAAATATTCCTATCGTACGCAGCTTCTATGAATCCAACAGAAGAACAAAGCCAGCTTGCGCAAGAAAGACTCTTAACTTGTTTTGATTGTGAGCATTGGGTTCAGGGTGCAGTACGGGACTATTGTGAAGTATGTGGCTGCACAACAAGTAAAAAAGTTTTCTCACCAAAAGGGGCAGACGCTTGTCCAAAAGGCAAATGGCAAAACTGATGAAAACGTACCGCATATTCTTCGACAAGGACGGCACTAAAATGACTAAGTTAGTTTATGCCGTTTCAATGTCTGATGTGCTACAAAAATACAAAGACTTAAAGATACTATCTGTTGTCCAAATAGATCTTCCTCCTCCCGAAGATGAAGAGGATTAATTCCTTTATTGCAAATGTTATTATGATTGTGCCATAAAGTAGCAGAAATACTGGTACTCCAATCAAAAAGAAAAATAATACTTTGAAAATCATGATAAGGTGGTTCATGGTTTTTGTTTTAGGTTATTTGGTTTGTATTGAATTTATTTTAGACTGCATTTCAGCCATTTTAATTTCCATGTTATTCTTTTGCTCTATCATGGCAGCTATAACCACTACTAATGCGCCTATAATCCATAACAAGACAATAATAATTAGTGTTCTCATATAATAAATTTGTTATATCGTAAAGCTATTACTTTACTAAAAGTAGTAGTATTACTACCTTTATTTGTTTGTTTCTATTATATCGTAATAAAATGAATTGGTATCTTCTGCAACCCATCTATCCGATTGGTTCTCTACGGAAGGAAGTTCAGTATCTACCTTATACTGCTTCAAATCATCTGGGAGTGGCTTGGTTACAAAGTTGGAGTCTTTCCAGAATATCCTATTGTTTGGCATACATAACAAATATCCATCATCAGACTCTAATACATGACCGCATTTATAGTCGGAAGGTTCATCACTATACGGGTTATTATACCAGTCAATAGTAAATATATATGTAGCCCATACCTTAGTACTATCTCTTAATACTACCTGAGCCCTATGAAATGCTAGGAAATCATATTCAACTACCGATACATTCTCACTAAAACAATCCCATAGCTGCTTGTAGTTAAATGGTATATCGTTGGTTGGTATCTTAGCATATATCTCTGACAATGGCACTCTGCTCCTTAACATACCGGAATCGGTTAAGACATGGAACGTAAGTATCTTACCAGATACCGATTGTATACCGAATACATAGACATTGTAATATTCATTAGTATCGTTTTGATCCTTTGTGAAATAGGACTTCTTTACTAATGCTTTGAAGCTGGGTATGTTTGAGTTCAATTTCATATTGTTTCTGGTTTGTAGTTATCAATATCAAAGTAGCCGGAAGGGGTTTTATACTCATGCCTTCTACCTCTTTTCTTTAATGGCTCATATCCCATTGATTTGTAATATGTCAATATCTGCAAATAAGTTAGGTTGATATTGGGTATCATCATGGATATTGGCTCATGCTGGTAGTTTTCATCTATGTATTGTTTTTGTAAATCGGTCATGGTTTTTAGTTTATATCCGTTAATGACATTGGCTTGATTACCACTTCTACCTTACGAGGCTCAGATGGTTTGCCTAACATTCGGATCCAGTTATTAATAATTTCAGTTCTTTGAGCTTTGCTTTTAAATTGAGAGCTTTTATGAAAAACATCATTTACCCATAATTCAATAATTCCGCTAAATTTTAGTTCCTGTTTTTTGTTTTCCAAAATGTCCTTTTTCTTTTTCATCAAAATCGCCCCCCGTATAAGCTAATAGCTTTTCTTTTAAGTAATTTACTTCATTTTTTAATAATTCAATTCTTTCTTTCAAATAATCGTTTTCCATTTCTGTTATGGCAGATTTTGAAATTTGGTATTTGTTTTTCATTAGATCAGTAGCATGGCCTCCTTATCCAGATAAGCAGTTAGTAACTGGCTTTCTTCGGCGTATATGTCTGCTTCTGTCATGCCGTCTTTGGCTAATCTAAATTTGTAAAGGCCAATGATTACTTCACATGTTTTTAATTGTTCTAGGTTGGTGCATGAGTTAATGCAGTTAATTACCCATTCTAAATTTGTTTTCATTATTAATTGTTTTTATTGGTTAAAAATTTAATCTTTCATTAATTATATTAAAATATTTTTCATCTATTTCGTATCCAATATAATTATATCCTAATTCTTTTGCAACTTTTAATGTAGTTCCGCTTCCGGCAAAGGGATCTATTATTACATCTTCTTTTTTTGCAGTGGTTAATATAATTCTTTTCATTACTTCTTCAGGTATTTGGCACGGATGTTCTGTTTTTTCTTTGGATACGTTTTTAACTTGTTGTATTTCCCACCAGTCATAAAGTTTTGCTCCCGTTTTACCTTTGGCTATTAATGATTTAACCCTTTTGTCATTTGGGTTTTTATAGGGTTGAGTAACTTTAGAAAAATCTGGTTTGCAACCCCACCAGCTTATTAATCTGCTTTGTTTTCCGGTGTTAGAATTATATACCCATGTAACCACTTGCTCGCATTTACCAAAAATAAGCGGCAATATATTAATAGTTTCTTCCGGATAGTGTATAATAACGCATGGCTTTTTTATGTGGCCTAATAGCTTAATATAGTTATCCAATGATATCCTATCATTATATTCATTGTAATGATAATTTTGATTATATGGTGGATCTGTAATTGTAATACCTTTAGGGTATTCTTCATTTGTAAAATCTTTATTAAAAATCATATTAAAATTTAATGTCTACACTTAAAATATGTATTCTTCCTACCTTCTTATATTTTATTACTTCTGGTAAAGGTAAGCCATTATTTATTCGGTATTTAACGGCCGAGTGTGTTATTGGGCGGTCTGGATACTTCCTATTGGCTCTAAATAATTGAGGGTTAATCTTTTCGGTGTACTCTTGTATGCTTATTTGCTTAATCATTGTCTTGATCCTCCTTTTTTTCAGTAGTTTGTAGCACTTCTATCTTCTTTAATTCGCCTTTGTTTACAATATGGTTATACTTATCCAGCGCTCTTTGGTGGTCGCTATGTCCACTATCGGCTACATATTCCCCGTCTTTTCGGGTATAATACCAGTCGAGAGATCCAAAATGTTCTTCTTTAATAAATTCGTACTTTGTCATGTTGTTAGGGGTTAAATTTTAGTTAATTCATAAGGTATTGCGTCTAATCCATAACCGCAAGTATATCCATG